TAGTACTTGTGGCACGCTCGGCAAAGTCAAGTGCCTTCTTGGCAGTGTCATTCATAGCAAACCTTTCTGCCCTGCGGTCAGCAGGAGCTGGTGGGGAGAGACGATGCGTGGCTCCGACGAGGAGGGCATGTCTCCCTTGAGATGAGATCGGAGGATGGCCATGTGGTCTGAGACTGCATGGATCTTGTCTGGGTCGCGGAGAACTGCGGATGGATGGAAGGTGGAGAACAGATTGAATTGGATTCCTTCGACGGTGAGCGAGAGGCCTTGAGTCTTGAAAGCATCTGATTGCTTGACTGCCTTGCCTGTCACCCAGCGGGTCAGGTGAGCGAGCGGATCTGCGCCGGCGCAAAGCGCGGCGCGGAACCGCGCAGCCCCGTACTTCTTCATGATCGTGATGAAGTCCTTGGTCCCGTGCTCCATCCAGCAGGCGCGGTACTGCCTGCCAGTGGGGGCTTTGCCGGTGGGGGTGTAGCAGCGAGCGATGTTGCCGAGCCAGATGTCAGCGTGCTCGTTGATGCGGGAGCCGTTGATGTATGACTCGGTCAGCACCTTGCCGGACTTGCCCTGCCAGCATGCGTTGGCAATGTCCTCTTGGAATCCGGGGTTCATGCCGAGGACAAGGAGCAATGAATCGTGCTGTCCGGCATGGAGGATTCGCCAAGGTACGCCTGGGTTCTTGATCCCACCTGCGTGGAGGTCACAGCGTGTGCATGTGGGCTGGGGTCCGAGGACTGAGAGTTGCATCAGCCTTCTCCTTTGTAGAGCTGGTGGGTGAGAATGCGCTGGAGTTCTTCGATTGCGTCAGGGATCTTGGGTGGTGGGGCTGGCCTGAACCATGACTTGATGGTGTTGATGGTGCGCTTGATGAGGGATCGCTTAGTGCTTGTCGCGTGGGTCTGCATCGTGGTTGCCTTCGTAGTGTGGGTCGTTGACGATCTCGCGCATCTTGTCCTCGATCATCTCGTTGATCTCGGCGTCGTGATCCTTGAGTGCGATCTTCATCTGGCGTGGCATGTCCTCGCCCGATCCGAACTCCCAGTCCATCTCCGAGTTGTCATCGTGGATGGAGACGGAGAGGAGTCCGGCTGTGAAGCGCGGGACGTAGCGGTCGACGGTCTTGGTCCGCCAGATCTGGAACTCGTACTTGAGAGTGATGGTTCCGAACTCGTCGGACTCAATCTCGAACTCGATGTCCTTGGTCTTCATGCGATCTCCGCAGTGGTGTAATCGATCATGTCCATGAGCACACGGTGTGCAGTCGACATGCGGGTGGGGGTGGAAAGCGGGTTGAGCGAGAGCTTCTCAACTTCGGTGATGCCCTGCATCACGTCGCCGAAGGTAATGCCTCGTCCGTTGCGGGGGAACAGACCGCCCGGTCCGTCGATGCGGAGCACTTCGTTGCGTACCTTGCGGACATTCGACCAGGTGATTGCTTCTTCTTGGGCGAGTTGGCAGCACACGTGGTCGAGGATGATGCCTTCGTCGTTGCCGTACTGCTGGTCGAGGTAGTGCCGGTCGAGTGCGGCGGATTCCCTGAGGTACGAGTCGGCGGTACGGAGGAAGTTCATCATTGCCGAGGCGGTGATGGACGGGAGTTCACGGGCCAGGCCCGGTGTGTTCTTGCGCTTGAACTGGAAGGCATCGGTGCCAGCGAAGGCCTGGTTGTCACAGACCAGAGTCTTCTTGGACAGGATGCCACCTGCGGGGAAGCGCTTGGTCCACGAGTTGCGGAAGCCGAGGCCGAGCGATGTGCCATCGGGGATGTCGAGCTTCTCGTGCTCGAACTCGATGAGCCCGAAGAACTCGTCGGCTCCGGTGTCTCCCTCCTTGATGCCGTAGTTCTCGGAGGTGATGGTTGCACCCATGAAGTGGAGCGTGTCGATGATGGAGGTGGCGAAGTCGTAGTGTGAGAGCGGGTGCCACGTGTCCGTGGGTGCAGGCGGTTCGATGACGGACAGGTCGGTGCGGGTTGCGGGGATTGCGCCAGCGTGGAGGTAGAGAGTTGACATGTGGTTCCTCAGAAGGGGATCTCTTCGACGATGTGACAGTCACCGATGTTGATGACACGGATGGGCGGGTTGGTGTCCGGGCCGTAGATGTATTCGACCTGGTTGATGTGCGTGCGGCTGTCGATGCGGCACGAGACGTTGGAGCGCCGGACTTCCTCACGGAGTTGGGCAGCGAGCGAATCCCAGTGGCGGATCGCCTGCTCCTTTCCGTACTCGTCGTCCGGGTAGTGGAAGTGCTGCTCGGTCAGGCCTGCGTAGTCCGGCTCGATGAACTGCGAGCGGATCATGGTGAGCATGGTCGGCAGGAACAAGGCTTCGATGAGGGTGTTCTTTTGGCGACGGGTGATGATGAGCATGGTTACTCCTTGATGGTGCTGCCGCAGTAGACCCAGGTCTGGGTGGTCTCGTCGACCGTCACGCCACGAGAGTGGGTGATGATGCGGTCGATGCGGTATGCGCTGACGATGCGGGTGCGGACGGAGTCTGGGGTGGTGCGCCCGAAGCCATTGACGATGGCCTCGAGGATGGGTTGCGAGTCTGCGGCAGCGTCGACTGCGGTCTCAGGCTGGGGCTGCGCATGCTGTGGCTGGCGCAACTTGCCTGCTGACATGGACAAGCCCTCGGCACGGAGGATCATCTCCCATGCCTTGTGTTGGGCCATGCGGATCGTGTGCTCGTGCCAGTCGACCTGACCTGCACGGTTGGTGGGGTAGAGAGGGCCACCGATGTGCTCGTCGAGCTGCTCGTAGATGGTGCGCATCTGGCGTCCGTCATCGGTGATCCCGTGTGCGTCGAGTTCCTGCGTGGAGTCGAAGTCGTCGATGGCCTTGCCGTCCTCGTCCTCTTTGCAGAGGTGGACGGACAGGGTCTCGGAGACGTCGGCCTCCCATCGGTTCTGACGGACGAAGGAGGATGACATGGGCAGGTGCGCTGCCATGGTCTCGAGGAGGATGGTGTCGTGAATGTCGGTCATTGTGTCCTTTCTGCTTTCTGCTTCAGTCATGGGTGAGATACGCGCTCAGCAGGTGGGGCTGTCACTTCGGACTGGCCCCACCTGTAGAGCGGATGGGTTGTTGGTTAGCGCTTGACTGCGGTCAGGTTGCGCTTGGGCTGGCGCTCCTGTTCCGCGGACTCAGTGACGGGCTCGCGCACGTTGTCCAGGCTGATCGCCTGAGCAGCGTTGCCCTTCTCGTTGCGCAGGTTGAAGTACTGCTTGCCGTCCTTCTTCGAGGTGTTCCACTCGAAGTAGCCAGTGAAGTTGAGGCCAGCCAGCCCATCGGTCAGGTTGACCAGGCTCGTGATGGCAGCGACGAACGCGTCGTCCTGAGCCGTGGTGAACGCAACCTTGGCTGCAGCCACCGTGCTCAGGAACTGCTTGCCCGAGTCAGGCTTCGCCGCGTTCAGCAGGCTGGCGATGGTCGCCACCGATGCGTAGTTGCGAGCGAAGTTGACGTTGTCGTCAGACATCTGGGGCTCACAGCGCACGGACATCTGCTTGCTGATGCCGTTGTTGCCGTGCACGGTGTAGTTCACGTAGAGAGCCATGTCGTTCTCCTTGTCGGAGAAGACGACCTTGGTCACGGTGAACCCGTACCGGCCGGTCGGCATGCGGTCCGAGTTGATGACGTTCTCGGCGTTGCGGAGGCGAGCGGCGGCGAGGTTGTTGAGAGCGATCTTCATGAGGGTTCCAATCCTTCTTCTGCTTATTGCAGATTCGTAATGTGAAAGTAACTACGTCAGCAGCACGCGCTGCGGACGCCCCGTCCCGCAGCGCAGTGCTGCGGTTGTGGTCTGTGTGGCCTGGTCAGGCCTTGGTGTTCATCTTGTCGAGGAACTTAAGCGCTGCGTTCAGGTGGTGCAATGAGTACCTGAGGTTTTCCTCAGCAAGCATCTTGCCTGAAGCGGTGTTGAAGTTGGTGTTCTTGATGATTGAACGGATGGTGAGCTCCAGCGCGTTGGTGCGCTGGGTGCACTGTGCAATCATCTCGAGGTTGGTGTCTGGGTCTGCCATGTCATTCCTTTGGGATGAGGCGGGGAGTGCGAGGAGCCGCCCGAAGGACGGCGACGAGCACGACCGCCGATCAGTCATTTCCTTTGTGAGTGTGATGGGCGCCGGCGGGGGCGCAACGCGCATCCCCCGCCGGCGCCGTTCATGTCGAGTGCCACCGGATAGTTGGCACTCAGCGAATCTTCTCGCGCTTCTCTTCCATGATGTCGAGGATGTCGTACATGGGCGTGTCTCCTTTCTCAGTCAGGGGTGCGGTCGGGTGCGTTCTCGTGGGCGAGTTCGTCGAGTGCGTCGAACGCGCTGTAGAGTTCATCGGCTGCCTCGAAGATGCCAGAGATGGCATTGGCGAGGTCATCCTGTTGGTCTTCGGGTGCTATCCTCTGGATGTCGGTTGCCAGGGTTCGCACGGCGTTAACCGTATTCATTGCTTTCTTGACTTCTTGAAGCAGTCCGATCAGTCCTTGGTAGTTTGCGTATGGCTTGGCCATTTCGTTCCTTTGTGCCAGCGTCCGGCTGGTTCGGTTGTCCTGAGTGGACGAGAGCGCCCACCAGGTCGCATCTGGTGGGGTGACTCGACGACTCAGTCCTGCATGGCGTTGTAGTCCTCGTCGGGCATGGAGTCTTCCTCCTTCTGCCTGAGGCGCTCGAGTTCCTGTTCCTGCGTCACCGGACCCTTGGGCTTGGGGACGAAGGTGTCGCGGGAGCCGTGCGGCTCGTCGTCGACGGGGTTGCCCGCCTTGTCGAAGTCGGCCATCCTGCGTGCGATGGCCTTGAGTTCGGTCAGGGCGAGTGACGCCTTGCTGTAGTAGCTCTGTAATTCCAGGAGTTCCTTGGCGTTGATGTGTCCACCGATTGCCATTGATGCAATCTGATCTTCGACTGTGCAGTCGGAGACGACCTTGGTGGCCTCGATGTGCAGGTACAAGCAGCGGAATTCCTTTGTTCTCTTGGTCATGTAGTGTCCTTCTGCCCTGGTGGGCGTGGTGTGTCGTTCTCACGACGAGTGGGAACGGAATCCCCCTCCCCGGTGAAGGGGAGGAGTGATCCGCGCTCACGCGCAGTCGTAGCCCCAGTCGCGGCGGCCGTAGCGCTCGATCTCGATGAACTTCATGGTGCAGGTGACCGACTTGCCGGCCTCGAGGGCCTTGGTCACCGCGTTGCGGACTGCAACCGTGAAGTACAGACGCTTGAACGAGCAGTCGTACGACTTGTCCTCAACCTTGAAGTGGACGCGCAGGTACTCGTGCTTCACGCCATTGGCGAGGTACACGTCCTGCGTCAGTCCCGTGAGCGTGGCCTCGAACGTCCCAGTGGGCATGTCGAACCCAGCGGTGTTCGTCTTCACGCCACCCTTCTTGGAGGAGAGGAGCGAGTTGAGGCTGACGGAATTGTTGCTGTTGGCCATTGTGGACCAACCTTTCTGCCCAGTACGGGCGTTGTTGCCACTGTGATGTGCACGCACTAGCACGCGCTAGATGTCGTACACAGCATCGAGGCAGGACGTGGCAAGTCTCGCCTCGTGCGTGTGAGCGGGAGATGCTCACTTACATAGACGTAAGTGAGTGATCCCAATCACAGGCGAGAGACTTCTCGCTACTGCGTGACTGATAACGTCGCGCATTCCCCGTCGCGCACAAGTCCAACGGACCCTACCCCCGGTAGGCCCCCTGTCAGGGGGTTGATAAAGCAGGGGAAAGATGCTCCCCCTCTCAAATTTTCATTTTTCCCTACCGGGTCTTCCGGCCATTTCCCTTTTCTTATATATATTTCTCTCTACGTAGAGAAAGGAAAGGTTGGTATCCTCGGTACGGCACCGGTCCCCAAGACGAACAACCCCCCTGGGGTTTTTCGGACACCCAGGGGGGCAGGATTGGAGCTCAGTGTTCGTCGTTCTGCGTCCTGCTCAGACTCAGCCCGACGATTCCCCGTTCGTGGCCTTGACTTTCAGGAAGCCGGGTCTGCCTCAGTCCCCAACTGGACTCCTGACAGATCCTCACAAACAGCATGTTAGCCGGGACGTGCAGCCGGATTCTATTGGATTCCAGCCAGTCTTCCCACTGCTCCCTCAGGACTTCATTGGCCACGAACCCATCCTTCCTCTGCACAAACCGCGCATGGAGGAACGAGTCGAACGGGTTGTTCTGCAGGTGGTACAGCCGGACCGCATCTTGAGCTGCAGCCGGGATGGGCCACCGCTCGTTGATCTCCGACCCAAGCAGCCGCTGCGCACCACGTGCGGCCCACATGGCAATCCCCTGCATCTCGGCCTCCAACTTGTCCTCGAGGTACAGATCCTCCTTGCCCTCAAAGCTGACCTCAAAGGGCAGTACCAGCATCTTGCCGCTCAGGCCCCTACCCTTATTGGGCAGCACGGGGATCTCGTTGCTCTGCAACATGGGGGCCGCATTCACAATGACGTTCCGCTGCTGCCGCTGGTGCTTCACATTCACCGTCAGCGGATCCTGGCCTACGATGTTCTTGAGCACTCGGCAGACCCGTTCACCCGCTTTGGAGTCCACCTCATTAACCTCGTTGATGGCCAGCACCTTGCTGCGCTCCAGGCCATCCATTCCGAACTCACCGCTCAGGTCCTCGAGGCTGCTGCTCATAAACGCCGCCCGCCCGATCAGCTTCCGCATAATCGTGGTGATCGTGCCCTTGCCGCCACGGATCTTGCCGTACATCAACATCCACCGGGCGTACCGGCGGGTCCCCAGCAGGCAGTACCCCATCCACCTGGACAGCAACTCTGCCCACACCGGATCCCCGTCACCCCACTCCTTGACGGCCTGCTCCCAACGGGGGCACGCAAACTCCTCCGAGAAGTTGACCGGCAGCACCGCCGGATCGAACCAGTTCTTTGGGCGCTGCATGGTCTTCCCGGTCTCCGCGTTGAACAGCATGTCCGCAAACGCAATCGTGGTGTGCGGCGAGAAGTCACCCAGCGGCTTGCCAATCCAGCACGGCACGACCTCCGCGTCAATGCGGACCAGCGCCTCAAGCGCACGGGCAACTCCGTCAATCTTCTGCTTGTCCGGGCTATAACGCTCCAGGGCCACACCATTTCTGGTGGGCTTCTCCCAGACGGCATCCTCTAGGCAGACCCAGATCAGGTCCTTCAGGCGCTCATCGTCAAGCACGGCCCAGCGCTGTTCGCGCCAGACCCACCAGTCGTTCCGCCAACGGTACACCCCAGAATCCCGGAACTTCTCTTGCATCACGCGACGTGCAACCTTCGTCGGCTCAACCGAGTTGAGCGGGTCTTGTCTCCAATCCATGTTGTCTCCTCTGAGAAATGAGCTCGAAGCCCAGCCCTACATTGTACCATGATCCACGACACCCTACAAGGAGATCGCATGGGAAACGACCCAAATCAATGGCTTCGTGATCGCGGACTCGGACAGTTCATCCCGCCGCAAGTCTCATCCATGTCGCAGGCTGGAAACGCAGGCATGAACGCCAAGCGTGCCGGTTACTACGCCAACACTCCGTCCAAGCGATACATCCCCGACAACCTCAAGCAGGACATCGACAAGCCTGGCTTTGACGCGCACGCCAAGAACCCCGCTGGAATGACGCCCGAGCAGAAGTCAGCATGGATGGCGCAGCACGGCGACTCCGCAATGCCGAGTTCCACATACACCGGCAAGCCCGCAAAGAAGCAGGCAGCCGCTGTTGTTCCTCCTCCCGGTGTCACTCTGGCACAGCACCTCGACGGCATCAAGCCAGCACCAGTTGCAAAGCCCACGGTTACCGTTGGGTCGCCAGTTCTTGGTGGCAAGACACCTCCCGGCGTTTCTGCAATTCTTGGAGCCGCTACCGGAGCTACCGGATCGGCTCCTAAGTTCCCGACGGCACCTTCATATCAGGGTCCAACCGAAAAAGACATTCAGGCTGGCCGCAAGGCAGCACAAGATCGCATCGCTGGTTACGAACGACTAGCAAAGGACTGGACGGATGCTTCTCCTGAAGAACGGGAAGCAATTACCAGAGGCATGTCCTTCAATGAAACTGCAGATTTTGCCGAGGCAATTAAGGATGAAAGCCGACGTCGTTACGGCGAAGCCGTAGACAAGGCTCACTCGCAACGCGATGCTGCTGATGTGGTGATGCGGGCAACGCAAGAAGCTCGTTCACAGCGTGACCGCGAGTTCAGAAAGCGCATGATTGAGCGTGATGCCGAAATTACAAGGCTTTCCGGTGAAGCCCGCGCCGCATATCGAAACTCAGAACAAAACACTCGCGACCGCCAGTTTGAATCAGACAAGAGGTTTAGTGAAGCAATGGCCGAATCGCCGCTGTCTAAGGTGTTCAGCCGTAAGAACCCGTTTGGTGCTGGCGTCAGCAAACTTGGCCGCTGGTTCTCATCGCGTCCTGGTATGCAGGACATCCTCCCGTACACGACCGAATGAAGCGCCCGCGCCCGTCCTACATCTCGCTTGGTGGGGGCCTTCGTCTCCTTGACGAGGACTACTACCTCGAGAACCTGAAGGGGTTCATCCGGACCCGCCGTGGGTTCCGCGGGCTTTGCCGCGCCATCCAATGCCCGTTGATCCTGGCCGATGGCGGCAAGGTCTATGTGGACCCCGTCACGTTCCAGATCTGCATGAAGGCCATCACCCGAGCGGGCGGGCGAGACTTTCTCATGCCTGGCGCAAAGAACAAGAACGGCAAGCGCACCAACTACCCGCACGCCAGGGCGTCGATCCCACCAGAGGAACTTCGCACCCACTGGCGCTGGCTGGTGGGGGAACTGTGCGCCGGCAAGCGGCTCGCCAAGATCGGCACCCCGATGCAGGTCAAACGCGCAATGCTGGACCTGACAACCCGTCTTGCGGAACTCTCGTACTCCACGCTTCCCAGGTTGACTGAAGAGGGGTACTCTCAAGCAATACAGCCAGCAAGACTTCCAGAGGATCCAGACAATGGCAAATGAACGCGTTCGTGGAGCAGGCAGGATTCTGAATTTGGGCAGGGGCAAGGTGGTCGCGGAAAGGCCGAACCTTCCTGAGCCACCCAAGGTTTATAGCCCCGCTGTTGAATCGCGTGTTGGAAAGATCAACGCAGCGCGCGCATCCGAAATCGGCCTGAGTGCTGCTGCTGAGCGTGGTCGCATTGGCGATCCAGGCAGCGCATCCAATGCCCAGGTCCTTGCTCGTGCCGTGACTAAGGCTGGCTTTGGCGAAAACTTTGTCGAGAGGTTCAAGAAGCTTGCACGCAAGAACCTGATTGCCAGCGAGACCACTCGCGTTGGTGGGGACAAGAGATACGTCCCTGATGACGCTGATGTCACCGCGCTTGCTCACGAGATGGCTCGTCGCAAGGCCGACAGACATCCGGAACCGCAGATGCGTTCCGTTCTGCGCGACCTTGCAGACACCGGGTTCAACTACCAGGCAAGCGGAAATCTTGTCAAGGGAATCCAGAAGGTCGAACCGGAAAAGGTCCGCAAGGGCCTGCTCGGAAACCAGGTTGTCGAAACTCCTACGCAAGAGGGCGAACGCAAGAAGGCAGCGTTCATTGCCCAAGAGAGGCGTCCTGCCCGCATTGCGGAAGAGGGCGTTGGCGATGTTGCGATGCGCAAGAACATTGCCGAGATGGACAGGCTTGAGGCAGAAGCCGAGCACGCCATTGAACTTGGCGACATCCAGCTTGCAGAAGAACTGAAGCAGAAGCGGATGACTCTGGTCACCGACTTTGAGTCACGCATGGCCGAAGAGGGCATTCAGTCTGGCGATTACTCTCCGGCAGCTACCGAGCGTACCGCAACCAACAAGACTGGCGAGAATGCCGAAGAGCGCATTCGTGGTGCAAAGGGCAAGCGTTACAGCGAAACTAGAATTGATACCGCAGACAAGGGTTCTGAAAACGAAGGCTTGAAGAACATCCCGGGCACCATTGCAACCGAGCCATCGGAAACTTCAGACCGCGGCTTTGCAGTCATTGCATCTGATCCGAAGCTCTACAACAAGTACCTTGAGAAATTCAACGACGCTGACGTAGAGGCAATCGAAAAGGCTTGGTCTAAGTTTGCAGGTGTCCAGCGCACCGACAAGGATGGCAACAAGATCCCCGGCCGCGACTACTCGCCCATTGAGCAGATGCAACGTGGCGAGATCCTTGCAAAGTTTGCCAAGAGCCTTGGAATTGAAGCACTTGACAAAAGCAACCAGATTGCAAAGGCGGGCGGAAGGAATGTTGTTCGTGGTCCAGTAGAAGAGGCGATTGCCAACGAGCAAGCTGCAGGCGTTCGCTCTTCCATGAAGTTGATTGACGAAATCATTTCTGGAAAGCGTTCTTACTCTGGACTCAACAGGTACGAAACGCTAAGGGAAACTGGATCTGATATCCGCGCAATTGTTGACTCCCTGAAGGACACCACTGGAAACAAGCAGCGGCGCGCAAGGTCCGAATCAAACACAAAGAAGATTGTTGCAAAGGCAATTAATTCTGCTGCCGCAGGAAATCCGTACGAACTTGCAGGCCTTCGAGAGCAGATGGCAATGATTGTTGAGCGCGGCCAGTTGCCAGAGCAACAGATTGCCAGCGCTGTTGGTTCTGCACCGCAGGTTGGTGCAATTGTTGGCGATGTTGGCACGCGCATCCGCGGAGGTGCAAGCACCATTGCCATGCGTCCCTTTGAGGACGTGACCACGGGAGAGCGTCGCAAGGGTGTTGGCCCAGCAAAGATTCCTCTTGGCGTCGAACCGGTTCGTACCGGCGGCGTCGAAGGAAACGCCATGCGCGAGTCGGTTTCAAGCGGTGCTGTTCTTGGGGAGCCCACCAGTCGTGGCCGTCGCGCTCCGACTGGAACTCCTGCACGCGCACGTGGTGTTTCCCTGCGCGCCGAAGCCAAGCGCATCCGGGCTGCCGATCAGCCAAAGGAAACGGAAGCGCCTGCTCCGCAGCAGTTCAAGGATCTTCCCAAGGCGGCAACGCTGCATGACGCGGTGCTTGAGTTCAAGAAGAGTCTTGATACCGCAGACGTCAATTACGGCGAAGGAGGAACCAGGTCTAATCTTCAGATGACCCGCATTGATCGCCTGACCCGTGATTACGTCAAGGAGATGCGGAAGAACAAGCCGAATCGAGTGCCGCGCCAGATCAGCAACGCGCGTGAACTCTCGCGCGCGCAAGCTGAACTCAACAAGCTGAAGGCAGAAGTTGCCCTGAACAACAAGAAGCTTGATGAAGTCCGCCGGATTACTTCTGACTTCAAGAGCAGTTTCAAGCAGACCGGAGAAGGCGGCGAAGCCCGTAGGCCGCTTCTGTTTGGACCTGGCAGCGGTGCTGAATCTGGCGAGGGTTACTCGACTAGCGTTCCTGAAACATTTGGGATGTACATGGATGCCCTTCAGGGTCGCATCAAGGTTCTTCAGGGCAGCGTGACTGAATACGAGAAGGTGCTTGAGAAGGCGTACAGCACTGGCAAGTTGAAGCCGCGCGTCACCGGCGCTGCACTTCGTGAAGGCGAACGTGCGGAGATGTCGCCGCGCATGATGGACATTGACCGCCTGAAGAGGCGTCTTGATGACCGCAACCTTGCCCCCAAGGAACGCGCTCGAATCGAAAAGATCCTGAGCAGGATCCGCGTGGAGGAAGGTGGTTTCCAGAACCCGCCTGAGAAGAAGTCTGGCCCCATCAAGCCTGGCGCGGCTCCGATATCCACCGCATATGTTCCGCGCCGGTTTGATCCGATTACCGACGAACGCGAGATTGTTCCCGGCCAGAAGCCGGTTGGCAACGTTGTTCCGCCCAAGGGCCGTCGCAAGTCTGATGACCGCAAGCGTGCTGCTCGAAACAGAAAGTTCCCCCCGAAGCAGTACGGCACCCGCTCCAGCGACATTGCAACCCTGAGGGGTGCGCCCGATGCGGTCCAGCGCCTGCTTGAAGGACTTCCCCGTTGACACCCCGCAGCCTCAAGGAGACCAAGCAGGCAGACCCAGGAGATGAGATGATCATGTCCTTCTTCTGCCCTTCGCGGGTGGGGACGGCCATTCGGGCAACCGAGTGGGACGTCTCGGAGGAGATGGAGCGCCTGGTTGACATTGCCCGGACGGGCAGCGGCAAGACGTCCATCGACGCCATGAAGCGGATTCGCGAGATCGTGCGCGAGGTGGCTGAACTCAACGGGATGATCACAACGGCGACTGCAACACAAACAGTTACGGAACAACAGAGCGATGGCAAGACAATTACCCAATCAGCGAGTAGACTCGTCTCAAGCCTCAGGAGGGCCCCAAGTGCAATCTCAGAAGACACAACCGGAACTATCGCCGCCGTCTACCTGCCATCTCGCGGACATGGATCCGAGGATCGGTAAGGCGTTCGCTCGCATTGCTGCAATGGATGGATTGCAGGCCGCACGTGGCGGCGCGCCAATCCTGTTCTCGATGGGCATCAATGATCCAGCTACCTGGTGGGGCGAACTCTCGGAACTTGGCAACGCAATCATCGAGCGCATCAAGACGAACAACCACGTCTTCCACAAGCGCTGGGTTGATGCGGCTACCGAGATTGTTGCGGTTGCACCGGCTGCCGATGAGCCCGCGTTTCTTGCTGCTTGCATCCTTCGCATGGCCGCTGTCGAGCTGGTTGCGATCAAGGGGATGCAGCGCAAGATGGTGGGTCTGTGAACCCGGTTGCAATCCCAATGCCGGAAGAGGGCAACGCCATGTGGCCGTTGCCTGCCGACTACCTCACGCTTACGCCTGAGGGTCAGCGGCTTGCTCGCGTCAACGCGTGCTCGCAGTGGCTTGTCCCCACCAACGACTTGCGGGTGAAGGCAACGCGGTTTGCAGGCAGCGTCAATTTCTTTGACCAGTGGTATCTCCATCCCGACTGGGAGGAGGACTTCAACCCGTACTTCTACGACGATGATCCAGTTGATCCGCCAGCAGGACACTTTGCTATCTATCGGATGTGGGCCATGTCCCCCCGATCTATTGCCATTGCACCGCGTGGATACGCCAAGAGCAATTGCTTCAGAAAGACTGCGCTCCTCCAGATGCTTACGCGTCCGGCTTTCTCCTTTATCTACGCTACGAGCAGCGTTGACAATGCTGAGCAGACGAGCCAGATCCTGAAGACGCAGTTCATCGGCAACAAGCGGATCTTTGACGACATTGCGCCTGAGTTCCCCGATGGACGCATCACGCCAAAGCGCGGCGAAGCATCCTTCGGAGTCGAGCTCATGTACCTGAACAACGGTTCGTGGTTCCGTGCCATGAGTGCCGAGAGCCGCCAGCGTGGTGGTCGCCCGCGCGTGTACGCGCTTGATGACCCCGAGTATGACCCCAAGGCTTCGACCAGCATGTCCATCCTTCGGTCGTACATGGAACGGCTGCTGTTCAAGGTCGTGATGCCGATGGTGACACGGCGTGATACCAGTGTGCGGTGGCTGGCGACGTTCGTGAGTCGGCGGCACTACGCGTGGCACGCGATGATGACGGAGTTGCTGGCGGATGGCAGCAAGGTGGCAAAGGATCCCCGCTTTGACCAGTGGTCCCGGTTAATCCTGCGGTCCGAGTACACGGACGAAGATGGAACGCAGCAAAGCGCGTGGCCGTCCATGTGGCCCATCAACCGGAAGGTTCGGGATGCCAAGGAGAGTCTGAAGGGCCTCATTACCCTTGAAGACATCAAGGAGATGATCGGCACCCACAACTACAACGCCGAATACCTGGCGCAACCCGGTGAGTCGGAAGAGGTCTACTTCGGCAACATCACCCAGGAGCGCCACGGCTGGTGGCTTGAGAACCCGGATGCCGAGAGCGATACGGATCCACATCTCTCGAAGTCAACCTTCTGCTGGAAGAACAAGACGGGCGACACCGAGCGGATGCTGTTGCCTGAGTTCCTGTCGGGCCGGGTCAAGTTGTTTGCAACCGTAGACACCTCGTACACCTCAACCACGGATTCTGACTTCAAGGTCTGCACGGTCATGGCTTACGACCCGGTGGACGCGGTCCTGTTTGTGCTGGACACGTGGGGCGGTCAGGTCCGCGAGCCGGTTCTTATTGAGCACGCTTTCCGTCTGGCCATGAAGTGGCACGTGCCAGCCATCCACGTCGAGGTAGTCCGGCAGTCGTTCAGCCTGTACGCGGCCATGGAGTCGATGGTCAGGCAGCGGGCAGACCAGATCACGGGCATGACGCCGCCCAAGGTCATGAAGCTGAACCCCGGCGTCATGGACAAGACTTCCAAGATCAGCGCCCTGAACTACCGGTTTGAGCACGGGCTCATCAAGCTCCCCACCTGGCGGCGAGGCTTGAACCCTTGGCGGATGCTGTTTGAGCAGATCGAGCAGTTCAACCCCGACGCTGAGAACGGCGGTCTGGCCCACGACGACTTCATCGACACGGTGGCCATGAGCATGTTTGTGGTCCGTGGACGTATGGAACGGGCTGTTGCGGTGGCAGACGAGGACAGCCGGTTGGTCATTGAAAACCCCCTTGAGGAGATCGGGGAGGGCAACTATGTCGACAAGAAGTACGGGTTGAACATTGCGGACGCCATGAATTTCAATAACATCTCGGTTGAGGATGCCCTTCGTATCATGAAGGAACCACCCACCAAGAGCGGAGGATCGCGTGTCTGACCATATCCAATACGAAGCACCCCGCCCAACTCCCGGCCAGTTGACCGTCACGATTCCCCTGTCGTACTTCAACATGCTGGTCGAGTCGTATTACACGGGACGGCGCGAACCCCAGCAGGTGGTTCAGCAACCGCTCGAGCGCCCGCAGACCGACGAACAATTCATCAACAGCAATTTCAACGGCATCGACCTCATGGAAGACATGCCTCCTGGTTGGGCCCGTGTGAAGAAGAAGGCAGACACCAATGGCAAGTGATGGCGTAAACCTTCCGAAGAACTCCGTTCAGCTCGGCCGCATCATCGACGCGCACGTGTCGCGTGAGATGCTGAAGCTGACGTATCGCCGCACCCTGTGGCTGCTGGCGTGGTACTACCTAAACGGATTCCGCCGGTTCGACATCTTCGACCCGCGCACGGGACGCATCACCCCGCACTATCTGGACGAAGAAGGAAACTTCGAATTCCAATCGACGGAGCTGCTCTCCATCGTTGACAAGACGACTGCCCGCCTGAACACTATGGACCTTCGCCCTCGTGCGTTGAGGCAGGGATTCAGTCTTGCAGGACTTCGTGAACGTTCCGTTGCCCAGCTGGTTGCCGACGCTGTGGTCTCTGACCAGCAGCTGGTGGGGGTCCAACGTGACTTCAACTATCTCTTCGCCCTGCTTGGCTCTTGCGGCATCACTGGTCACATGGTTGATAGCCCGACGGTTGGACTCACCGCTGACCTCGAAGTCATCCACCCCAAGGAACTGATTCCGTTCCCGAGCCTGGGACACGATCACACCAAGGTCCGCGGCATGATCCGCCAGCGCCTTGTGCCGCTTAACTTCCTCAAGGACAAGTACGGCAACCGAAAGATCGACCAGAACATCGAGGAGATGAACGTCTGGCGTTGGCAGTACGGCCACCAGATGGAAGAGTCGCAGGACGCGCCGTGGAACGGCACCGGTTACTTTGTGTCGACTCTGGCGCAGGGTGGTGTGCGCGGCAATGTCGAAGATGACGACACGCAGCAGGTTGCCAAAATCCGCGAGACGTGGATCCATGGACCTCGCGGAACCGTCAGCCGTTACATTGTGTCCAGCGGTGATGTGGTGATTGACGACCAGGACCTGTCGAAGGTCGAGGCGTACTGTCCCATTGGGTTTGCGCGGTTCATGGAAAACGGCACGTTCCACGGAGCAGGCCTGTTTGACCTGATGTTTGGCATTGTGCGCGAGATGGAACGGCTCCTGAAGAGCCTGTTCAACAACATCCGCACGATGGACCGTTACGGCGTGGTACTGATTCCGCAGGGCACAATCAACGAGCGCGCATCCATGCGCGAGGTTGGTCAGGGTCTGCGTTATCTGTCGTACTCGAAGGACTCGCTTATGGGCGATGACTTCAAGCCGCTGGTCATTCAGCCGTTCAATGCTGGTGATGTGCCGGGCAAGGTTGCACAGTTTGCGAAGTCGGTGATTGATGGCCTGTCGCCGGTGCAGGATCTGATTGCGGAGAAGGGTCGCGTGGACAGCGCAAGCGGTCTGCAGTTCCTTGACGAGCAGATCAGCAAGGCAATGACTAACCCCACCAGCGGTGTGCAGGTGGCATTTGGCACGATGTATCGGGCAGTTGTTGCAAAGGCTGCCGGCCAGATGCTCGTGAGTCGCCGGTCGCTGCCGGTGAACAAGTTGACGACCGAACTTGCTGGTGCAGTCATCAATCCCGACAACGGAACCGTCTCGTTTGAGCAGAATCCGCTGCCCAACTTCTCGCAGATTGCGTTTACGGTGCGCGATACTTCGCCGAAGAGCGAGGTTGTTCGCAAGCAGGAAGTCATGGGAATGCTGCAGGCTGGCCTGACAGACCCCGATGGCGTCAAGCTCTTTGCCATGAAGGAAGGCCTTGACATGGCCCTTTGGATGGAAGAGGAGAAGAGCGCATACGAGAGCATCGTGCGCAACATCCTCCTGTTGTTTGGAGACGGGCAGCAGACCCAGCAGATTGTTCTTACTCCGCACACGACGAGGCCGGACATCCAGCTCCGCGTGCTGAGTGCATTCATGGCAAACCCGATCATGGCCGTGGCAAGCCCAGCGGTTCAGGACGCTTTCAAGGCGTATCGTGAAGCGTTGATCGGATTCATGGGACAGACCTTGCCTGCTATGGTCCCAAACCCGGATGACATGGCCAATGTGGCTGGTCAGCCTGGACAACAACAGCAGGCGCAACCTCAGGGAATGATGGCAAATGGCTGATGAAATCGAAGGAAACGGTGCGGATTCCGTAATCCGCAACATGGATGCGGTGATTGACATTGACGGCGAACGGTTTACCGTTGCCGAACTGGTCGACACTATCCGCAAGGCTGGCAATGTTGTCAGCGAAATTGACGATCTCCGTGCGTTCCAGGATGCAACCAACCGGTTCATCCGCCGTGACGGCGAGCAGCACGAGATTGCCGATGCGGCCTCAAAGATGCTTGCTGGCGTTGGTTACAGCGATCAGGAAATCAAGGAGTACGTCCGGGATTGGACCCGGTCGCAGACTGAAACTCAGGACGATGGCGAGGAAACGGCTGAAGAAGCCGAGGAAGACACTCAGGAGGAACCCGAAATGGCACAGCAGAATGACCCCCGTTACGAGCGGCTCGAGCGTGAAACCAAGCAGATGCGCCTGCGCATGATGCAAGAAGAAATGAAGAAAGGCGTCGTTTCCGCTATTGACGAGAACGGGGAAATTGCCAAGATGTTGATGGGTCTGGATAAGTCCCGCGGGCGTGAACACGCCACGGGCGCCTACCAGGCCATTCAGGACCAGGTTCGCAAGGCCACCCTCGACCGGCTCTATGACCGGCGTGACAAGAGCGGTGGAAACTTCAGCGAAGACTGGATCCAAGAAGAGGCGGCGAAGGCTGCTTCAGAGGTGGCGCGTTCGTACGCGACGGTCATCGGTGATCTCGACTCTTTGGGTCGGACGCCGGAAACAGTGAGCGAGATGGACACGATTGCCTCAAAGCCACCGGTTCCTGCCCCTGAATTCAAGAAGGGCATGGATCGGAGCACTGTTGATACGGCGGTCCGTGAGTTCAACACGGATGCGCTCTCCCGAATTGCCCTCGATATCTCCGCAGGTGGGGAGACGAAGGCTTAAACCAACCACTCATCCGCCAAGGAGGCGGCACTTAGATGTCTGTTAACTCACCCTTTTACGCAACTGCGGGTTCTCTGTTTGATAAGCAGAGCGACCGCATCCAGGAGGTCCTGAACAAGAACATTGAGATGTTCTTGCCGGCCCTCGATCCCGCCTGGCGTGACACCTTTGTCACCAGCCAGGGTGTTGGTCCTGCTTCGCTCATCGGTCGTGACCTCAAGATCCTCAAGATCTACATGGGTTCGATGGCCGGTGTGCTTGACATGGCCGACACTCGTGACAACTTCGTGCTGTACGGCGACAAGACCGTGACGGACATTGGTGCAAAGCTGCAGCAGCAGACGAACACCAACACCTGGCCGGACGCCACCGATGGCGCGATGGCTCGTCCGTACCGTCTCGGCGTCGGCATGAAGGCCATGGTTTCCAACCTGTACATGTCGCTTGGCGAGATGACTGCGGAAGCCACCCCGGCCTTCATCGGCGAAGTGATCGGTCCGAAGCTTGAGGGTCATGCGCGCCTGATGGCGCACACCCTCTGCAACTACTGGTACCTCGCGGAGAACAACAGCTACCAGCTCGGTAGCTGGACGAACGCCAACAGCGCGGACTACCAGTACTCGACCGACTTCTTTACCACCTCGACCGTTCCCACGTGGACCAACGCCGGTACCGCTGTGACCAACAACACGGTTCGTGCGCTGAAGGTTCTGGTGGCCGAGAAGAGCATTGACCGTTTTGCAGTGGGCATGCGCGTCGATATCTTCGACAACAGCTCGCCGCAGATCCGTCTCAATGACTCTCAGTCCGCTGCCGCTTCCCAGACTTCCGCAACGCGAGTCGCGGCTTGGGTTGCTGCGGTTGACGAAGTCAAGGGTCAGGTCACCATTGCCTTTGGCGCTGGTCTGAACCTGGGCGCAACCACCACCTACTACGTCTACTTTGCGAATGCTCGCAAGCTGAATAGTGGTGCGGCTGCTTCTGCCAACGGTTACGGCTTTGCCGGTATCAACAGCTGGCTCCGTTCCGGTGCTGCTGGTGCTTCCGACGGTAGCCAGTACCTGCTTGGTGGCGACCGTGACACGTCGAACCAGATCGACGTGAACGTGCACCCCGAGTTCCGTTCCTACTTCAAGACCTCGGTCGGTACCCTGACTGAGCACAAGCTCCGTCAGTACCTCCGCGGCTTCCACCGTGCGAAGGAGAAGTACGGCCAGTACATCGACTGCCTCATTGCGAGCGACGGTGTGTGGCTGAACTACGAAGCCCAGAAGATCGGCCAGTACATGCTGGACCGCACCAACCGCCTGTCGAGCCTCACCAACGAGGGTTCGCAGGAGGGCTTCAAGTTTTCCTTCGACGGACGCACGTACAGCGGCTACACCTCGAATTACATCGAGGACGGCACGGTGTACGGCATCCGCAAGGGTGGCGCCAACTGGAAGAAGTACGTTCCGCCGTCCCCCAAGGGGACCCAGAAGTTCGACAAGGCGGAAGGCTTCATCCCCTTCGAGTTCGTCGGCCCGTCGCTGGGCTACGCGGACGTCAAGGTGCCGATCCAGCGCGTGTCTGGCAACAGCACGTTGGTGACGGAAGGCATGCAGATGCCGGGCATGCTGCGTATGCAGCTCGTCCCGGATCAGCCGGCCGGTCTGAAGCTCACCGGTGTTACCACCGACCGCCAGTACGGCGAGTAAAGTCCTCCCTGAGGCCCCGTCTAAGGACGGGAACCACGCCATCCCCCTGCATCTTCGGGTGCAGGGGGATGTGTATTTTGGAGATGTCCGTATCATGTAAGCATGGCCGACAAAGAAAACCCGTTGTTCAACGCCCCGAAGACTGAAGGTGCCAAGCCTGCGCCCCAGATGCCGCCGTCAGCCGGTGGTCGCAAGTGCGGTTGCGTTGAGAAGTTGATGAGCGCCCAGCAAGCGCTTCGTCTCCAGCATTGGATGACCAAGTCGCACGCCGAGCACAAGGCTCTTGGCAAGATCTACGAGGGCTTGGACGAACTCGTTGATAGTTTTGTGGAGACGCTGATCGGAGCCAAGGGACGCGAAGTCCTTTCCGGCATCTCCTCGCTTTCCGTTGGTGGGGATGTGCAGAAGATCCTGTCGGACTTTGAGAGCACGCTGCGCAATGAGATCCCGAAGGACGTTGGTGACAAGGAAACTGCGCTCCTAAACATCCGCGATGAGATGCTTGCGCTTCTCCAGCGCACCAAGTACCTCCTGACCCAGAGCTGACCATGGCAAAGAAGTCTTTCCAGTTCAAGGCAAAGCACAAGAACCCGCTCGGTGGCTTGAGCGAATTGGGCCGCAAGGCTTACAATCGCGCCACTGGCGGACATCTTCAGCGCCCGCAGCCTGAAGGTGGTTCCCGCAAGAAGTCGTTCTGCGCCCGTATGCGCGGGATGAAAAAGAAGCTGACTAGCAGCAAGACGGCGAACGATCCCAACTCGCGCATCAACAAGAGCCTGCGCGCCTGGAAGTGCTGATGAAACGCAATCCGCTCAACTCGCTGGTAGGGAACATCAACAAGCGTCGCAAGCTTGGGATCTCGCGCCCCAAGTCCAAGTCAACCGTCAGCGCGAAGTCTTACGCTGCCATGAAGAGCGGCTGGAAGAAGTGACCATGAAGAAGATGATGAAGAAGGAGTCCTACAAGTCTCCTATGGCCGCGCGGAAGCGATGGGGGTGCTGACGTGGATTCGATGAAGGGAATCATCGCCGCGATAAGGAACGAGTCCGGTCGCCAATGGATGGACATTGCCAAGGGCGTGAATCCTGCTCCTCGCGATTCATCTGTCGAGCAATCGTTTGGATTTAAAGTTCGCAAGGAAAACGATAAAGAGCGTCAATTCTTCAATGGCAGACCGGACGTAGCCGGATACGCTGCTGAAGACAATTCGATTGTTGTCAATCCGTACAACGAACATATGCGGGATCCAAACAAACGGCGTGGGCTTATCAACATTGAGGGCGCACGTTTGTACATTCGGTCGCGAAACTACAAGGCGGCAGACCTCCCTGATTTGACGAAGGATCAGCGCAAGTTCCTAATGGAACTTCCTTCGCCATCCGGTAAAGACAAGGGATACTCAACCGATGAACTTGATCTTCGCGCAACTGCGCTATCTCGTTACATCGGCGGCGACACAAGTTTCCCGAAGTGGAGCAACGAGCAGATCGCGTTCGCAAAATCTCTCATAGAGTGAACATGGCGAAGAACTCGCTGGTTGGGAACATCAACAAGCGCAAAAAGCTTGGGATCAGCAGACCAAAGTCAAAGTCCACTGTGGACGCGAAGCAGTACGCAAAAATGAAACGAGGTTGGAAATGAAGATGTCTAAGGACCCCATCAAGTCAGTCAAAGACAAGATTTACAAGGCCGAAAAGGGCAAGGGCTTTGGCGGCGGCATGGGCAAGAAGTGCTCGTGCGGCAAGGCCGGATGCAACTGCGGCAAGAAGATGAGTGGCCTCTTTGGCAAGAAGGCGTACTGACGTGGCGAAGGGATGGATCGGCAAGGTCGTGAAGGACATCAAGCGGCGTGGCACCGAAGGTGTGTGCACCGGCGCAAAGATGGGTGGCCCCACCTGCCCGCCTGGTAGCAAGCGGTACAACCTGGCCAAGACGTTCAAGAAAATGGGCAAGAACCGATGACCGAGATTGAGATCACGTTTGACCCGAAGTACGAAGCCGCGTGCGCTGGTCTTGCCATGTATGGCGACCACGAGATCATGCCGGACGGCGACTGGATCCGTTTTGCGCGCCGCGTCACCGGCATCCCGGAGCTGTTTCTGTATTTCCATCGACGCACTGGCAACTTTGTGCTGGCCAAGTGGCTGTTCAAGCCGGACGTGTGCCTTGAGCTTGAGACGTTTCCTGTTGCTCCGGACCGTGGTGGCTGGATGTCTGCCGATGAATTGAAGGCCCGTTGCAAGCCGGTAGACGACACCGTGCGCGCTGTGAAGGACAAGATGCGTCAGGCCAGCAGCGAACGCAAGTCCGCCATGGATGACGACGCTACCCAGCGCGCCGAGGCCGTGAAGATGCTGCGCCGCAAGGGCAACGAACGTGAGGCTTACAAGATCGAGAACGGCATGACGCCGTGGGTTGGCGCCCGCAAGGGTGGCGAATCGTACGCTCGCACGTGCGAGACTCTGCGCCAGATGGCAAAGGCAAACTGACATGGACGAAACAGGTGGATTCATCCAGACCGTCATCGACCGTACGCGTGCGTACCTGGACGATCCATCGCTTGATGCGAAGTACGACGACAACTTCCTTGTGAAGCATGTCATCAGCCCCATGTTTGCGTCAATTGCATCGCGCATCAACAACTCGACGAGCAACCCGATAAGCGTCTGGATTCCGTTTCCGCTGACCCAGGGCACGCAGTACTACTCACTGCCTCCGTGTGTCGGCGAGGTGTGGCGTCTTGCCATCCGCAATGACGACAACTACGTCAGCCGCGAGGCAATGCCGCGCACAGAGTGGCACTACCGCGGACCCAATTGGAAGGTCGAAGGCAACATGATTGTGTTCAGCCCAACGCCCGATCAGGATTACGATGACATCGAGCTGCAGTTCATGCACAGCGGCGAAGTGATGCCGTTCCGCATTGGTGCTACTTTGATTGGCCCCCCAACTGTTACTGGTATTACGGGTACTGCCGGCCAGTTTTCCTGCACTACAACTACTTCACTGCTTGTTGGTCAGGCAATCACCATTACTGGAACGTATGGTGGCAGCGGATCCATTTCCAACTACACCAGTGGAAAGACGTACTACATCATTGCAACCAACGGTACGACTACGTTCACGTTGTCTGAAACCGAAGGAGGCACTGCAATCACAACTACGGTAGGAACCCCCACTGGCTTGACGTACACGGTTGCTGCGGACACCCTGGTGTTTTCAATAACTAACACGCCTCAGGTTGGCGTGATTGACCGCCGGGACAACGCATATCTAGGCAGCATGGTTCGCATCCTGACCAGCACCGGCATTGTTGAGGAACGGATCATCTCCAAGTGGACGAAGAACAGCACGCTCTTCCAGACGAAGGTGCGCTTGCCGTTTACTTACGCCGCGGCTGGCTCCGTGACCGTTGAGTACGCGCCGTTCGGTCTTGAATCGCTCTACGAGGCGGTTGCTGTTGGTGGGGCCATCAAGCTCGGGACGTACAAGAAGATCACCGCGTCGCAGTTCCAGATGCTGCAGATGCAGTACAAGGATGCAATGAAGACCTGCATGGATCACTTCAGCAGCCAGCAGATGCGCACTGGCAAGTACTTCGAGCGCAACACGGCAGACAACAAACTCAACGACTGGCGGAACATCTAATGGCAATTCCTGGACAGGAAGACCAGGAGGGTGGCGAACAGTGGGACGCGCTAAGCGCGATGAACCAGTTCCCAAACCCAAACAAGTTCCTGCTGCGGAACATCTTTGGCACGCAGAACCTTGGTTGGTCGTCTGGGCTTGGTGCCGCACCGTTCTCGTACAACTTCAGCACGGCAACGGTTCCTGCCACCAACTTTGGTATCCCTTGGGTTCCCGGTCCGCAGATGGGTTGGAGCCCTACCAATATTTCGATTATCAACTCTGGTGGCGGTTTTGGTGACAACCCAATCAACGGCACAAATGGCACCAACGGGACCAATGGGTCTGGCGGTGCAGTGTCTGTCCGGTACTACACCGGAAGCGGTGACGTGACCGTCAACCCATGTAACGAGATCTACTTTGATTTTCCTGCTACGTATGTCTTTGACGATGGCAACGGCACGGTCACCGTGCAGTCGCCCAGCGGTTCTGTTGGAACTCTGACTGCTACTGCTCCGCTGACGGGCGGCGGAAACATGGCGTCAAACCGGACTGTTGGCCTGAGCTACGACAGCACGGATTCGTTCCAGTTGTCTGCTGGAACCACGCTGCAGCTGAAGACGATTACGGTGACTGCGCCGTCGGATGCCGGTGCAGTGACCGCAATTACGACCGACAACTTTGGCCGAGTCACGTCATACACCAGGCAGTTCCACGGGGTCTACAAGATCACAAGTTCGACATTTGTGAGTCCGGGGCACTGGGAATACGCCATGATTGAGCAGTCCACACTTGGTGGAACGTGGCCGTTCTTCCAGAGTGGCAGCAACACGATCACGGCGTACAACCTGCTTGAGACCGCCAACACCTCATCAACCGCCTACGGGCTTCCTGCGGTTGGCACGGCGGCTCCGATTGAGCTGACAAGCCAGGAAGACTACAAGGTGTACCCGGTCCCCACCAACATGATGGTGGAAGTGTGGAAGTGGGGCAGCAGGTACTTCTTCTCGGCACCCAACAAGATTGACGGCGTCTGCCCATGATGAACCTGCTTGTCCGGAGGAAGTGCTGCTGCACCGGTGCGCCAGTCAAGCAGTGGACTGCTTCTGTGTGTACGCCTTCTGGTTCTTGCGTCCGCACGTGCGCTGGATCTATTGCAACGTGCATTCTGACAATTACGTTCTGTGATTCGTACCGCCAGACGATTGGTCTGCCTGATGCGCTGGATCCGACGAAGTGCTACATCATGGTTCTTGGTGGTTGCTTGTACGTGGTGAACGACTTCACCTATGTCTCTACGTGCGACTCAACGCCAACATCCACACGGAACATCGGCACGCTTTACGGAATCTATGACAAACCGGTGGGGCTGGGTTGTGACACGCTGTGTGCATCGCTTCAGTCAACTCACACGTATGGCCCGGAAGTCTGGATTGGCGGCATTGCGTGCGGCACGGATATTGTGTTGACGTACCCGTGGACGAACGCTAGATGCAGCAATGTTGGTGGGGAAGAGTGCAGTGCAACGCCATTCGACCCTTGTCCAAAAAAGGTTGGAACCATTGCAACCACGCACAACCTTGGCAGTTTTCCTGTTGGATTTGCCTGGCCCCCAACCCAGTGCTCTCCGGAAATTGCAAATTGCGTTGACTGCATCTATCAGAATTCAAATCCACAATCTAATGCTTGGTATTTCAACGAACAGATTTCAAGCAATTATTGTGGATCATCAAATCCATTTGGTATTTGCGTAACACCATCTTGTTCTGTAAGTGAATATTTTCAATGTGCAATCAACCAAACAGATTCTTCTTTGTGGACGTACTCGTTTGGATTTTCAATCACGCGTAGTTGCGTTTACCCGTTTGGTGATGGCACTGGATGGGTAGCTGGTGGTCCAGGGACAAACTACATCAGCATTGACAACTGCTTGTTTGGATTGAATACTGGTTGTCGGTCATTGGTTCTTGCTAACAAAATCAATAATGTTCTTAGCCAGGCATCGCAGGTTGGATCAACTACGTTTACTGCAACCGGAACCAACGCATGGATTGGCCAGGCTTGCAACGCTATTCCCGGTGCTGAATGTGATTCTTGTGTGTCTGGAATTTATGAATGGGATGGCCCGTACTACACCAACAGTGGTAGAACTGCTACTTGGTATGCGGCTCCAGTCGCAACTTACATTTTTAATTCAACTCTAAGTACAAGAAATTACTCTTATAACTATCCTGGAGGATGCGGTTGCACCGGAAGTGACTTTGGTGGAATTATTGGTTATTACGTTTCTACCAATCAGGCCAGCGGAATTATTTCCGGTCCAGTGATTGAGTATGGATCGTCGTTGACTGGTGGGTCATTTGCAATGACTGATGATCCCGGTGCTTCCAACCCTCCTTGCTGCCCAGCGCCCACCATGTCATGAGAATCAGCATCAACGGCAAGATCATTGAGAGCGTGGACTGCCAGTCGTGGTCTCTGGACGTCGACCATCCGTTCTGCCACAGGGGGTTGGACGTAGCTGGGTGCGGTACGTGCTCTGTGCGGGTCGAGCGGACGAAGGCCCCACCTGCCAAGATGCTGCAGAAGGCGGCGTCGTGGGTCAAGGCCGAGGTCAGCCGGTACACGCAGGAGCTGGCAGAGGGGCAGTACGAGGCGCGTCTGGCGACCTGCCGGGCGTGCGAGTTCCTGAATCCCCGAGAGGATCCGCAGGTGGGGTTCTGCAAGGCATGCGGTTGCGGGGAGAGCGCCAGGGCAGAACTAACAATCAAAGGAAAGATGCCGGCCGCCACTTGTCCGAAGGGGAAATGGCCGGTTGTACCGTAGAATGTGACCGATGCAGGACATCACCTGGCCCCTCCCCCTCAGTGCTGCCTCCCAGAGCAAAGACGTCTGGAAGGGCGGCGCTGTCACCAGCCCCATCTGGGAGTTAGTGGGGGTCGACGGCACAAACCAGGGCGCGTCCGTCCCGTATCCGGGGTTCCGCGAGGCGTGGGTGTTTCGGTACGAGAACCTTGCTGGCTCCGACTTCCCCGGCAACAGCAACACCAACCCGTATGCCACGAATCCGCATCAGGCAATCGTGCTGGATTTCTGGACGTTCACGGCGCGCATCGGCTCAAGCAAGTACTGCTACGGCGTGGTGTACTTGGCTCAGCGGCCAGGATCAACGACGCGCGACCTCATCATTGAGGGCTACCGCACCGATACGTCCGCGTACTTCCAGCGCGTACTCGTTGAGAACAGCGCTTTGTTGGGTGTGTCAACCGGCGACTACGCAATCAATGTGGCGCCAACCTCTCGTGTTGTGTACGTCTTTGTTCGCGGCATGTCGCCCAAGGCAATCAGCTGGACTGACAGCGTCACCGCGCTGAACATCGTGTCCGCAGGCCCCGGCTCCAAACCCCTTGGTTCGTGGGTTTCCGCAAACACCACTGGCTCATACCAGCCTACTACAACGCTTCTTCCGGATCCTTCTGGTGGGACTGTTGGATCGTTTGTTGTGTACGGCAGCACCACAAACCCGTACATCGCAAACTACTGGTCGGACACGTCTGCCCGGTGGACAACGGCAACGTCTCAGAAGGCTGGCGATTACTCGTTTGCCGTGCAGTTTGAGGACTCGAATACGGGTCGCCGTTCGCAGTTGAGCGACAACGTGGCCGTGACGTTTACTGGCGTCAACCGCACGTTCACTGTTGTTGGCATTGTCGACACGGCCAAGTACGACACGGTCAAGATCTGGCGCAGCGTTCGTACGACGAATGCGGCGGGCATCTTCACGACCGGCATCCTGCAGCTCGAGGCCACGTTCCTTGCATCGGCGTATGAGATTACAACGACTGGACCCACCTGGAGTCCTGCGCTTGCGGCTACCGTGAAGAAGTGGGCGTATGCGGTTCAGAAGGACGACCGTCAGTTGGTAATGCAGGACACGTTTCAGGACAAGCCTGCGTTCCTTGACAGCGTTCCGTATGGCGGTGCGGCCGCTGCGTTCCAGAGCCAGTTGTATGTGTCGAACATCCAGGGGCAGGCTGCTGGCACCGACGACCAGATGAAGTCGGTGGGTGAGATCCGTTGGTCAAGCGCGGCGGATGGGTCGTACGAGTTGTTTGCCCCAAAGGGTCGATGGACGCCGGATCTGTTTGGCGACACGCCGATTGCGTTCCAGCAGGCCGGCCAGATGTTGGCCGGGTTCTCGGGGAACCAGGTCTACTTCATCATGCGCGACGGCGCGTTTGTGCGCGTGATGGCGGCTCACTCTGGATACGGCGTTGTTGGTCCATATGCGGCGTCGAGCATTGGCCCGATGATCTACTACGTGACCCACCAGGGAGTGCGCGTCCTGTATCCGGACGGGCGGCTGGATGAAGTCGGCGCGATGGACTGGCTGATTTCGCAGGACTGGGCGGATGACCTTGAGCGGATGTCTCTGGCGTTTGATCCGCGCACCACGGCCCTGTACTTCCTGAACCCCGTGAAGGGCAAGGCTGCGTGCCTGTGGTTTGCCAGCGGCACCGTCAGCGAGCTGCACCAGTTGCCGTTTACCAAGTGCGCCCGCGCGCTTTATCCTCGCTCGGTTGGTGGGGCCCTTGAGGACACGGCCCTGTTTCTCCTGTCGCCAACGGACATTGAGCACAGTGCCAGTACTACTGGCTTCCGCGCACGTTTGATGCTCCCCGCCAAGACGGGCCTTGACCGGGCCCGTACGCCCAGCGGAAGCAACTTGTTTGAAGGTGTTCACTACGGTCTCATTGACGGGAACTGTGACCGGTGTGTTTCTGCCACGCTTACTGACAACACAGGATCAATTCCAAAGTCCGTAGTTGTTTCATGGAATGCACGTACGTACGGCTGGACCCCCGATTGGACAATTATTGGCGCGTATCTGAAGATTGTTGGTGATACGGTCTCCCGGTCAACTTCTTACGCAGATGCCCTGTACTACCAGTACACGTTCAAGATCATTTCCTTGGCAACTGCTTCTGGTGGCAAGGTAAGAGTTGTTGCCGTCTTGGCTGCCGATGAGGTGACTCCAGACATAGATTCTGGGAGCGAGCTATTCCCGACTCCAATTGATGTGCTTGTAGCCATCAATCCGGTGGTGATGAAGGTCCAGACGGCTATCCTTCCTGGTGGGCAGGATGCAACCGGGTTCATGCTGTCCCGCCAGGTGTCGTCCATGGGTGCCATGTTCAGTGGGTACGAGTACTCCAACGCCGTGGATTCGGCTACTGGGTACAACCAGTTCTCGAGGTGGTTTGCAAACCTGTACAAGGGGGAGGGTGACACGGCGTACCTGAAGGGGTACTCGTACAACCCATCGACCAATGACACGTACAAGACCATCGTTGATGGGCAGACGCCGGTCCACGCGGCGTGGAACCAGACGAAGACGACTGGAACCGCGTCGTCGATGGCAATAGGTCCGCAGTGGAGCGTTGAATTTGTGGCGTTTGTGGTTGGCCAGACGTTTAGGCTCCTTGCTTTGAACGTGAAGGGCCGTATCCTTGACAGCGAGAGGAGCAAGAATTCTTATGCCTAACACCGGTCCTAACAACCCAAACGGATTTGATGCAAGATTTGGCAAGGGATCTACGCCCAGCTGGTTCCGTCCGAATACCACCAATCGGATGCCGAACAACCAGTTTGCTCCATCTTCCATGTATGCGCGTCCTGTGCAGCCCCCACCGGCTGGCAATCAGTACGACCGCTCTGTTGCGCGTCTTGGCGGCAATGCTCCGGTGTCGCAGAACTTTGGTCAGGGATTCCGCGCTGGCGATCAGCAGTATGGCAATCAGTCTGGGCAACAGGGTGCTATGCAGCCCCGTAACCCGATGAGCCGTCCGTCATCCGTGTTTGGTGCAGGGCGGGCTCCCGAGCGCGGCGTGATCTCGGGCGATCTTGTTTCAGAAGCGCACATGCGCGACTACGAGAACCTTGCCCGCGCCCGCGAAGAGCAGCGCCAGACCATGGAAAACTACATGCAGGGTTTGCGTGGCATGGACACGCTTGGCACAATGAGCATGGGACAGGCGCAGCTTGGTGCGCAGCAGGCAAACCAAATGGGCCAGCAGGGTCTTGATGCGCTTGTCAACCAGGGCAAGGATGCGGACAAGGTCTATAAGCAGACGCGCGCTGATGCCAGCCGTTCGGTGAGACTTGCAAAGGGTGAGATGCAGAAGGGCATCGACACCATGCAGGGCGCCATCAAGGACCACGACTTCTTCCGCAAGGACACCGTCTCTGGTGGGGTCAATGCCATTCAAGGCCAGTTCCAGTCGGCTCGTGAGCAGATCAACTCCAACCCCAACCTGAGCCCCGAGGACAAGCAGGCCGAACTTCGAAACCTCGACAACACGATGCGCCAGCAGACATCGGCGTATGCGTCGCAGGCTGATTCACAGGCTGCTGACTCGCTGCTGCAGGCAAAGAACGCACTGAGCGGAATGCAGTTGAACATGGGCTCCACGCTTGGTGGGCTCTCCATGCAGGGTGCTGGTCTGTCGTCAAGCGCAGGAATGCAGGCTGCCGGCATGAACCAGCAGTCGCTGCAGGCTGGATACCAGTTGGCTTCCGCGCAGAGCCAGTACGCCAACAGTCTGATCCAGAGTTCGATTGCGCAGGCAATGGATGCCCGGCTTAAGGGCAACATGGCTGGTGCTCAGTTGGCGCAGATGCGTCCGCTTGGTGCGCCAAACCTTGTTGACAGCATTGTTGGATCCATGCTTGCGCAGGGCATGAAGCCCGGAGACCGCGTGACCGGCCAGTTTGCTGGCCGTACCGGCGAGGTCATGGGTGCAAACAGATTCCGCGGATTTGAAGACCAGCGACAAGTGGCATCCAACCGCACTGGCAATCGTCCGTTCAGCGGTTTCTTGAGCGGTCAGGCAGTCAGCAGTTTCCGCGGTCCCGCATTCGGATAAGGAACAACCATGGCAGACGGATACGAACCCACCAGTGCAGTAACGCAGCAGGGCGCAGCGCTTTCTGCGCAGTACGGCAACCCGAATGGCCAGGGAATCAATTGGGCCCAGATGCAGCAGCAGGGCGAACTTGCTCGCCGTGGTCAACAGATTGACCGCGAACATATGCAGCAGCAGGCCAACCAGTTCCAGCAGGGAACCCAGCTGCAGCGCGAAGGCATTCAGTTTGAGCGCGAGAAGCTTGCCAAGTTGACCAAGGCACAGGCTGATGCACAGGAACACGACATTCGCCTGGAGGATGTGAAACAGCAGCATCAAATGGAGAACACCAACCGGCGTCTCCAAATTGAAACCGAATTGCAGGCTGCCGAGTTGGAGATGGCAAAGGCTCACGGTGCTGATCGCGAGGCAAAGGCCGCTCGCGTTGCATCACTGCGCGAACAGCGCAATGACATCACCGGCAAGGCTGCTGTTTACGACGCGTACTCGCGGCTTGGACGCGAAGGTCTTTTGGAAGCAAGCAAGCGAGTCAAGGACACGCACAATGCTCTTAAAGAACAAAAGAAGGCCTCTGCTGAACTTGGCAAGTCTGCTGCCGGCATTGCCTCTCGTGGAATCCATGAGGACATGTACGCAGCAAATACTTCTGAACGAGACACGCTTAAAAACATCCTTGGTCGCAATGGTTATGACGTTGCTCGCTTTGAAGGCGATTTTGGCTATAACTTTGTCAGCCCAACTGATCTTGGTTTGAATGGCATAAATGCTCAAGGCGGAACTGATGAGCTTGATGACATTCTTGGTTCAGCTCAACTCCTTGCTCGACATGCTGGTTCGCTTGTTGGCTTTGGCGATGTTGGTGCTGACCGACTAATAAAGATTGACGATGCCAAGATCAATCAGTTTGCAAGCAGCGTGCTTTCAAAGCGTGTGGCCGATGGAATTGCGCAGGCAACCGGAGGCAAGATTGCGGTTGATGATCTGAGGCAGGCAATTGAAGGGTTTGTAAAGACTCCCGGATCGACTGATCCAAACAAGGATCTTGTTGGTCCGCAAGGTCCAAACGATCCTATGGATGCCATGCAGAAGTTGACTTCTCTTGGCGTCCCACCCGATGTTGCAAAGTCTGCGCTCATGGAAGTGGCAAACAATCTGTCTGGCGCAAATTCCGAATTTGCGTTTCACAAGCAAAGCCTTCTTAAGAGTCTTGAAGGCGTTCCCATGGATTCACCGCGTGTTGTTGCAACGCAGGCTGCAATCAAGGCACTTGAACGCGTTCAAGAAGAAGCGCGAACCCTTGGAACCCACATTCAGGGCCTTGATGTTGATGGCCTGCAGAGCACGCTGTCTTACCTTGACAGGGTTTCAAGCGGCATTGAAGGCTATGACCCGAACGTCATTGCAGGAACCATCCCTGATGTTCCCGGCTCTGAACTTGACGATCAGCTTCGCTCCCTTGTCCGCGACCGCCGCCTGACGGATCTGAGCCAGTTTGGTCCTGATGCGTTCCGCAAGCTCGATGATCTCCTTGTGCCGCTGAAGCGCCGGGGTCTTGATCTTGACAATCAGTTGCAGCGCGAAGCCGCACTTGCAGAACAGCCGGCGCAAGGCACGTATGATGACCTGCTCAGGATCCTCAACAAGAGCTACCAGAAGATCCGCCAGTGAATCTTTGGAAGGAAGCCGTCCGCGTTGCGTTTGACAGCATCCAGGTTGCTGGGCTGGCAATTGTGACTCCGCAGGCTGAAGATGCCCTTGAGTTTGCAGCCGAAGAGGGTCTCCTGTTCTACGACTGCGGGACCCCCACCCGCCGGTGGGTTGCCGCGGATCCCCCTCAGAAAGCCGTCCGTGGCTGGCTGTGGGGATTGAGGCATGATCCGGTGTGGGCCAAGCGCGACCCGGCGTTCATGATTGTGAAGGACGGAAACACCTGGAACTGCACGGTCGGGGTACTTGTGCCGTCTGAAATGTCGTCTATCCTGAACCCATCTGACACCGTGGAGTTTCACTAATGGCTGAACTAAACCCATATCCCGACATGACGTCGACCTACGACTCGACCGCCGAAGCGATGCGCAAGGTGCGCAAGGCTGCTGCTGGTGGGGCTGTTGAGAAAGTTGCCAAGAAGGGTGTCAAGAAGGTTGCAGAAAAAGCGGCAAGCAAAGCAGCGCAGGAAGCGGCTGGCGGAATTGGCGGCATGCTTGGCGGGATTCCCGGATGGCTTGCCGGTACTGTTGGTGCCGGCCTGATCTTTGAACTTCTGCCTCTTCTGACTCACGGTTCTACCGAAGACCAGATGCGCGAGCAGATGCACATCCAGCAAAAGCTCGAAGCAGAACAGATGGGTGGCGCTGGTGTTGGCGGTGGCGCAATGGGCGGATACGCCGCGCAGGAACCGTCAATGTATGAGATGCAGCGTGGCCTGAAGGACAGCCAAACCGCACTTGAAATGGGAATTCTTGGTAGCAACGTGGAGCGCAATGCTCGACGCAGTCGCCATTCACCCGAACTAGAAGGCCTAATTGCGCAGGACATGGACCGCATCAGCGGAATCGGCGGACGCCGCGAGCTGACTCCTTACGAACTGCAGAACATCCTCAATGGCTAAAGCATCACCAGAACTCAGGGCAAGGATTCTGCAGGCACTCCTTGAGAGCCAGGCTGCTCGTCAAGGCAGTCGCGCAGATACTTCACTTGGAGTTCCCCAATCTGGTGTTGCTGGTCCCCAGTATGACTTGAGGGCTCGGGCCAACATGCAGTTGATGGGTCTTGATCCGCGTACTGGCCGGCCGCCGGTTGTGGATTCAATGGATCTCAATCCGCAGAACGTGTCCAATCTTGGCCAGGAATCTGCGCGTGATGCTCGGCGCAAGCCCCGCCTTGTTAGTCTTGGCGTAAATCCGGAGACTGGCGAACGAAAGTACGTTGAACTGCCCGAGGACTATGCGGCTCGCAAGCGGTTCCGCAAGTTGCAACAGGAAGAACTTGCTCGTCCTAACAAGGAAAGGAAGTTGGCTGCTGGCCGCAAGGCCAATCGGGCCAAAAGCCTGGCCAACCTGCGGAACCCGCTCAAGGCTTTCAAGTACAGCCGACGCCTGATGCCCGGCCAGTCCGAGACCCCGTTCATGACGGGTACCAAGAACGTTGGCAAGGGACTTGGTGCGGTTGCTGCCGGTGCTCTTATTGGCGGATTGATGAAGATGGCGGGGGAGCGTCGCGATGCGCAGCAGCGCAGCGACGATGAACTTTCGCAAATGGCTCGGCGCGATGCCCTTGGCCTGATGGCCCAGCGAGACGTCAAGATGAGCATGCAGAAGGCTATCGACAACAACCTTTCCCAGTTGCAAATGCAAGCCCCTGACCTGTACATGCGGGTTGCGGCTGGACGGCTGCTGCCCCAGGGCGCGGTTGTAATTGGCGGAACACCTCGCCAAGATTTGTTGCAGCAGCTTGGAATGTCGATGTCAAACGGCGACTTTAACCAGTAATATAAACACCCATTAGGAGACACCCATGCCTGGCGAAAACGTTCTTCCCGCACAGTACTACCCCGACGACTTTCAGATTGTTTCGCACGTTGTTCACGATGCGTCCCTTGCTGATCTTGCGCTTGTCTATGCAGACCGCAACCTGATTCTTGATTCGGTTGTGCTTTGCTGCAGCGGCACTGCTGTTGGTGGCACTGCAACCATTGAAATTGTCAAGGTTGCTTCTGGAACCATCCCGACCTCCACAAACATCCAGGCCGGAACTTCGATCAGTTCCACCCTGTCGATTGCCGCAAACTCTGCTGCAACCACCGGCACCATTATCAACACCACAAACTTCGTTGACATTGGCTCGTGGATCTGCATCAAGACCACCGCTGGTAGCGGCACCCTCAGCAACTTCCGCGGCACGGTCAACCTGCGTCTCCGCAGCCGTCCCAAGTAATCCCTTCTCCCTACACTTCTTCTCGAGGACACTCACATGGCACTCATTGCAAACACTGACTTCCGTTCTACCGACATTACGACTTACATCCCGCTCAGCCCGCTGGCAGCTGGCATCACCATTCTTGCTGGCGCAACCAGTGGCATTCGCGTCTTCCAGGCGTCTGCTCCTTGCAAGATTCTTGCAATGAAGATTGTTTGCGGCAGCGGAACCGTTGGTGGTACTGCAACGTACACCGCCGCATACGACCCGCGTCCGATTGATGGCACTGTTGTCCCGACCACGGTTCTCAACACCGTGCTTGCAACGACTTCTTCAGCACTGCCCGTTCTTAGCACGACTGTTGCTGTGCCGATTGATGTTGCAACCACCGACAACCTGCCCCCGACGATTCCGGCTGGCTCATACGTTGGTTTCAACAACAACAGCGTTGCAACCAACCACAGCACGGTTTGCGGAGTGCTCCTCACCTACCGGTACATCTAATGAAGTGAGGTAACTGGTGTTTGATCCGATTCGGATCTACGACAAGCCAGCCGTCATCCTGACCCAACTTGGGAACGGGATCGCGACAACCGACAGCGTCCGCAGGACTCTTTTTGATCCTGCGGCGCTGTCGCCTCGTGAACGCGATACATACACTTCGGAATTGAAGAAGGCGTCCGGCGACAATCCCATTGTCAACACGGCGCTGGATGTGCTTGGCAACCCGCTGACCTGGCTTGCCTTTATTGCCGGTGGGGCCATGGCGTCCAAGCACTTTGCCAAGAGTGGGCGGTTCTTCCTTGGCGGCATTGAAGCTGGTGGGTACGGTCAGTGGGCGCGTGGCAAGTGGCCGTTCCTGCGGAGCATTCGTGCGCTGAGTGCGGCGCAGGAGCTTCACGGCACTCCGCTCAACGCGTTGATGGAATCCATCCCTGGCGAGATGAAGGCGTACCACAACGAGTTTGGCAAGGAAGTGAGTGCTGGTGTCCGCAAGGTGCTGAACATCCTGAGCGAGAAGCACGGCACCAAGATCACAAGTCTTGACCCGGAGATGGCGCCAAGCGCTGCGGCCGAAGAAGATCTAAAGATCATCCGCATGGCCCTGAACGGTCGCCTTGCGGGGTTTGACAGGTCTGTTGATTACAAGGAAGTTGCTGGTGTTGTTCCGCTTCGGCACGAAGTCCTGACCAGGTGGAAAGACTCGGCTGGCAAGGAACACAAGGAATGGATCAGTGTCGGCAAGGAGCAGTTCGACAAGTTCGAGAAAGCTCATGCCGAAGACATGAACAATATCAAGATGACCATTGACGAGAATGGTGAACTTGGTTGGTCCGGCGATTTCATGACTCGTTCAACCGTTGAGTCCCAGAGCATGGAAGCGCAGCGTGACGGTACGTTCCGCAGTTTCCAGCTTGTCGATCCCACCACCCGAGTGCGTGGTGACTCTGCGCTCCATTCTGGAATTGACATTGAGATTGCTTCTCACACCCGCGGTGAAATGATTGGTGACATCGCACAGTTGAATCGCGACATCCGCGAGTTTGGCCTGGAGGATCTCATCAAGGGCGCAGATAAGATGCGCACCAAGATCAAGGTCAAGGTGTACGGCAACGAGGAGCACTACAACAGGACTGGCGAGTTCATCAAGGATGACAACAAGATCCTGCGAATCTCGCGCGGCGTCATCAATGATGCAGAGAAGCAGGGCCTGATCGGCAAAGACGGACGCTTGAACTACGATGAGGCAAACGTAGTCAACGAGATCCTTGGCGAAAACATTGCTGGCATGATTGTGGAGTACGGCAACAAGAACCCGGGTCGCGGCATGACTGCCAAGGACCTCGAGAAGCTGCTGGTCGATGCGCATGAGATCATGCTGAACGACCCGTATTACCTGCCAAGAAACACCTCTGCGGTCTTCAACGACACCGGCACTTCACGCGTTGAAGTTGAGCCAAGTCCGTTCTCGCGGCCAGGCTCCTTTGTTGAAGGTCTTGGCCGAAAGATTGAACCGTCCAGCCGTACCAAGTTCCGTACGCGAAACCTGATTCCGCTGGATCCGCATGACCTTGAGTTCATGGCCGAGCGTTACGGACGGACCGAAGAGCTGAACAGCGCCATCACGTTCTCGAAGAAGAGCGTTGCCCGCCAGAAGAAGATGGACGTGCGCGGCAACTACAAGGTTCACCGGATTGCGCCCGACATTGCGCTGCAGAAGTACATTGTTTCGAGCGCGCGCGATGCGGTGATGTTTGCCGACGACCCGCTTGCAAACAAAAGCATCATTGCTGCGTTGAAGGACTTCAGCATCGGTCGCACCAACGTGCGGTACCCGGCCCCCACCGGTGAGAAGAAAGGTGCTGGTGCGTGGCGCAGCATCTGGGCTGCAGGCGAGGGCGAACGTCCCGCTGGTGGGTTCTCGCTGCATGACATTGTCGAGACGCAGATGAAGTCGCTCGAGGACCAGATGGGTGCGGATGCGTACCTTCCTAGTTCCCTGCGCCAGCACGTTCTGCCGGCGGTGTTTGGGTATCGGCCAGTCGAAGATGGAGCTTCGCGCGGAATGGCAATGTGGCTCAAGGGCCACACGCTTTCCCTGGCCAACAGCGATTTCTTCAAGGCAGTCGAGGCGCACGGCGGTGTGGCCGAGCGGTTTGTTCGCGGCATGCGTCGGTACGGAACATCTGCGCCCGGCAGTTCTACCGATCTTGGCGGAAGCGTTGCGTCGATGTTCTACGGTTCGACCATTGGCCTGAACCTCAACACCGCGCTGACCAACTTGCTGCAGCCGCTGCATAACCTGCACCAACTGGGGTTCAAGAACACGGTCAAGGCGTATGCGCAGACCATTGAGCAGATGTACAAGTACGGGCAAGAGCGCGCGCGCCTAGGTCGCAATGCCAGCCCGGAACAGATTGAAGCGGCAATGGACGCAACCATGTCCCGCAAGCTTGCCGGTGGGGTCGACGTCAAGATGCGCGAGATTGCAGATATCTCGAGCGCATGGGATGCAGTTGAGAAGCCTGGCTTTGGTGCGCAGTTGACGTCCAGCCGCGGTGGTGTGTTTGAGGCCGTAATGAAGCCATTCCAAATCACCGAAATGGTGAACCGCCTGGCAACCGGCAACGCGGTGCTCAACGCGGCGGAAGAAGGCTGGGCCATGGGTGGTCGCCAGAACATCTACGACCCGTTCCGTGCGCAGCAGGAAGCGCGCGCTGCAGTCGAGGGAATGCAGTTCGGCAGCAGTCCGTTGAACCGTCCGATCATGTTCTACAAGGGGTTCCTGTCAAATCCTGCAATCAGGCAGTTCATGCAGTTCCCTGTGCGGTCGGCAGTCAACATCCTCACGATGCCGGATATTGTCGGTGGATCGCGCACGGTGCTTGGCCAGGAAATCACCCGCAAGGGTTGGCTTGGCACCAAGGGCATTGACACCATGCGCATGCTTGGCGTGTCCGCAATTGCCTATGAGGTCGGCAAGAACATGCTGGGCGCAGACCTGAGCCGCGGACTTGCGGTTGGGTTTGTTCCGGACGTTGACGTTGACAAGGACAAGGAGCTGATGGTTCCCGTTCCGCCGTTTGCGGATGCCATGTACTCCGGCGTCCGCTCTTTTATGGCTGGTGGGGACAAGGAAATCCTGAGCGACGTTGTGCCGATGATTATTCCTGGCGGCGTGTCGATCAGCCGTGCGCTTGGTGGAATGCCCAAGAGCGAAACGCTTCAGGCTCTTGGTTTGCAGAAGCGGTATGCGGGTTGGGACCAGCAAGATGCAGAAGGCAATGTGCCGGTGTTTGACAACAACGGCCGCATGCTTGGCATGTACTCTGGATCTGACATTGTGCTGCGGTCGCTTGGCACGGACATGGGTCGGTTCCAGAACCAGGGCGAGGTAACCCAGTTCCTCCTGAAGAACCGCGACCAGATGCGTGACCAGCGTCGCGAATGGATTGCTTCGGTGCTTGGCAACAACATAAGCCAGGCACAGAAGATTAAGGCCAACTACGAACGCCAGTTTGGGATGCCTCTGACCGTGACGCAGCAACAGATGCGGGAAGCAACTCGAGTGCGCGAGGAGAGCGTTGCGGCCCGTACGCTGAAGTCCATGGACAAGGATCTCCAGCAGCAGTATCAGGATGTGCTGCAGGGATCTGTGCCGCAGGCGATGCTCAACGCGCAGATGCCGTTGGAGCAGGGTGCCATGTACGTCTGGTCCAACCTACCGAAGAGATAGCCATGGACACACCTTCAAAAAAGTTTGCGCAATCAAGGCTGTCAACTACTACGACTCCATCTGAAATCTATGACTTGGCATATGGTGATCTTGCGCCTGAAATCTTGAAGAAAGCACGCAAGTATCAATCAGAAAATCCATTGCACGATTACATGCGTACTCCGGATTACTCTGATAAATCCATGGAATCACCTATTGAGGTGAAGCCAATGGAACACAACTTTGCTCGCGCTATGGTCAATCGCAATGACCTTCCGACAATTCATCTTCGGAACGATCTATATGGATCTGGCAATGATCCCATAAAGAAAAACTTGTCGTTGATCATGCACGAAGTCCAGCACTCTATTGGAAGTGGAGACACTCCTGGAACTAAAAAGATTGAGAGACAGCCAGTAGATACTCTTGGCAACAAAGAGTTTCTTGGTGATGATTCTCATGCGATTTCTTCAGCTGAACTTCCTGCATACATTGCTCAATTGAAACTGCAAAGATTTCAGGACAGCAAGAAGTATCCATCAGCAGAAAATCCACAAGAGTTGATTGAACATCTGAAGCAACTTGAGAACAAATACCCACAGGGCGATTACTTGAATGACGTAATACGGTTCCTTCAAGAATCACCTGAAACGGGAATCATGTTTTGGAATTCGGTTGCACGCCGAAACAATCAACTCAGCGGGTTACTGGCTTAGTGGCATCCAGAACTCCACGATCCCCGGGACATTATGCCAACGCACCGCACCCAGGATTGCCCGGTCCACGAACCTCGATCCGACCCAGAGGGGGTTCAGGCCGGGGCACGCCTCGGCGACCTGGGAGACGGTCCGGCGGTTGAGGGTGGTGGACATGTGTATGTCTTCCCCGGTAGCCCAAGTGCGGGTATAGGTGTTAGCTGCGTGGCGAACGACGAAGGGATCTGTCTCGTGTGGCCCCACCAGCTCCTCGGGTGGGGGTCGATCCGATGCAAGTGTGTACCGGCAAAGGACCCACCAACGGCGGGGGTGGGTGGGGAACTCGCAGGTCAGGAGGTAGGAGGTTCCCCGTTTGCGGTGGCGGGATGGCATCCAGAGGCGGGGGATCGTGGTGTTGAGGTAGAGACGGGGTGTCTCCATCCGGCCGCCCCTGGAGGCAGCCCAGCCCGTTTCAAGGGTAAGCCTCTGTGTTCTTTCCTGGTTCATAGGGCGCCTCCCGCACCTTCTGAAGGGTACCGAGGATCATCAGGCTATCCTTGCGGACGTCGTTCATCCAGTCGATCATGCCGGTGGTGGTGACGCCCTTGCTGCTCAGGTCGATCAGGTGCTGGACCATGCCAATACCGATCATGCCGGACTGGGTCTTGTTGACCATGTCCTCGAAGAACTTGGGCTGTGTGATCCGGTGGACCCGCTCGATGGCACACTCTGGGAACCGCTGATTCCAGCTGAAATTCATGCGGTCAAGGATGGCAGGTGAGGGGTGCGTGTAGTAAATGAAGCCCCACGAGGAGTTGGTTTCGCTCGTGACGCAGATGGACCAGCGGTCTGGCTCGAGGCCATGCAGGCTGGTGGTGGCTGAGATGTGTTCCTTGATGTCCTGATACGAACCTTGGTCAGGAATCGAGACGACAATCGTGGATTCGTAAGGCATACCCTCATCCTAAAGGTAAGTAGTGAAAGGGCCCCGTGGATTTTCATCAACACGGGGCCCCTATCCGGGGGTTCGTACCCACCAATGAGGGGAGGGGGCTCCTTGTGGGAACTCCCCCTCCCCGGCTGGTGGGGCTTGTTGGGTCAGGCGGACAGCGTCTTCTGCAGGAACTCCTTGCGGTACTGCCGTCCGTCCTTGGCCGTATCGTACTGGCACTTGACGACAACCGCAATCACGGCGTCGGTAGTTTCCAGACGGTGCGACAGGTCGGCAAGGGCGGTTCCGATATCCTGCGGTTCACGGCGCAGGCAGGTGGTGAGGTGGCCCTTGAGGCGGCGCAGCTCGATCTCGGCCCGGGTCTTGGCACCCTGGTCGGTCAGGGCGTTCATGTCGGCCGGCAGGCGGATGGGGGCACCCACCCAGCGGCGCGGCTCGTCCTGACCCGGATCATTGATGAGCTGGTAGGAGAACTGGATCTCGTAACCGGGGAACGACTGGCCATCCTTCTGCTTGAAGGTGCTGTCCTGCATGTTCACGTCGGTGACGAGGCAATCGTGGTTGCCCTCTTCCGGCCACCAGCCGAGCGAGCCGAGGCCCGAGTCAGCCTGAACGGCCTGGAAGTTGTTGTTGAGGGCGGCGAAAACGGTCTTGACCTTGTTGTCAATAGGCATAACAGACTCCGATAAGAGTGGTGAGAAGAGAAACAGAAACAGTAGGAGAGAGGCGACACGCGCCCCCCGCGTCAGCGGGGCGCGTTCGCCGCGTCATACGCAGACTGAAGTGCAGCCCATGCTGCTTCCGGCGGAAGCTTCAGGGTTTCCATGGGTTGCATGGTGCGCACCTTGGCAATGCCCTCGAGCTTGGGGTTCGAGAACGTGGCAAAGTGCTGGCGCACCTTCTTGCTGCTGACGTTGGTCTTCTTGATGATGCGGTCGCCGACCTTCACCTCGACCTCGCGGGATTCCTCGATGACATCCCAGGTGGTGGTAATGGGGACAACCAGATCGAACATTGGGAACATGCGTGCGTACAGGCCGTCCGAGATGAGGATCTTGTACTCCTCGACGTGCTGGTTCTCGGAGAGCGGGATGTGCTTGCGGGACAGGTGCGCGATGTAGAAGACACCGTAACCGTGGCGGCGCAGCGATGCACCAAACTCGATCAGGGTATCGAACAGGCGCTCCCAGCCCAGTCGGCCATCGACGTCGGTGAACTTCTCGCGACCGTACAGGCTGGCGATGTGCGGACGCAGCAGTCGGATGGCAGCACCGAGCGTGTCAATGACCACGGTCTCGGGGCGCGGCTGATTGCGGACGGCAAGGTCAATCAGCTGCTTGTGCTTCTCCTCAACCAACTTCCACGACAGGACCATGGGGTTGCCCCGCTCGTCCTGCGCCCGGCCATCGGCACCGGGTGTGGGCCACATCACTGCCTCGCTCGTCGAGCAAACAGCAGGCGTCTCGTCGAGGTTGATGATGAAGGCATTGGGATTGGACTGAAGGAGGAACGATTTGCCAGAGCCTGCTTCGCCAACAACCAAGCCGAGCATGCGCCCAAGAGGGACGCGGCCAGTGACCACCGAAGCGCCGAGGGAAGGGTATTTGGAAGCAAGGGTCTTACCAGTAGCAAGGGCGTGAGTCATGATGTCGCCTTAATCGAGGAAGGAGGGGGCTTTCATTCCACCGGGGAGGACCATCCTCTCGCCTCCCATGTAGACCGCCGGTGCTTCCGGCATTTGATTTGGTTCATCGAACTGCGAGAATACCGCCTCGTCCGCAGACTCCTGGCTGACCGGCTGCACCTCACGGGCTGCAGGTCGGTAGCCAGGGATGTTGACGACCATCTTCTTCTCGAACGTGATCCCGATATCTTCGCACCACTCGGCAAACACGCACATGGAGATGTTGCACTTGTGCTCGTTGTTGAAGATGTTGAGGAGACTAGAGCGGGACGCAATGTCGTCATGCTCCGCAACGATCTTTGCGATCTTCGGCTGGATCACCTGCTCGAGGATCTCCTGCTGGAAGTAGGTGAACGGGTTAACTCTGCTGCTCATGCCATGTCTCCTTCGGGGACTGCGTCGTCTCGGTCACGCTGCACAAAGTTCTCCTGACGCACGATGTCCGGCCACACAACAGGGTCGGTCATCATGAACGGCAGGTACACGCTCGGCATGCCAGTGCCTTGGATCGGGTCGCCCATTTCGAAGTTGTCCGGATAGGGTTCGCGGTTCGCATATGAACGGCAAAACTTGAGTCGCTCATGGTACTGCGTGATCAGCTTCTCATCAAGCAAATGTGTCGCGGAAGTGTAAGAAATGTTGATGCACGGATTGGTGAGTCGCTCGGGCTCCATATGTAGATACTCACCCGTGCCCGTATACCACTCGTAGCATCGCTGCTCGTAGATGGCGGGATCCGGTTCACCAACAAACACCTTCTCATTGCGCGGTTCACCCTTGCGCGGACCAGACTTGAGCGGACTGGTGTCAAGCGTGAACGGGCGGTCCTTCATGCCGAACTCGATGGTCGGCTTCTGTACCGCAATGTGGATCACGCCACCCAGGCGCTCTGCGTTGTACTCTGCAAGATCCAGCTTGTTCATCACGTGGAAGTAGTGCTGGGTCTGGAACTCGATGGGGCACGCCTGCAGTCGCTCGGTTGCGCTGCTGCTTGTGGTCTTGAAGTCAACGATCCACAAGTCCTTGGGCTTGTTCGGGAACTTGATGAGCGCATCGGGCTGGATGACGCAGTCTTGGAAGCGGAGCATCGGCTCCTGCGCCACGATGTCCACGAAGTCAACCCAACCACCCAGCCTGCCGGTGGGGCCTTCGCCGTCGAGCTTGAACTGGACGGTCATAGAGGCAGAGAACCAGGCCCACGCAGTGCGGGCGTCCTTCTCCTCGCGCTCCTGGATCTCGCGGATGAGTTCGGCGGACTGGCCGGCAGTGCGACCGTAGGCACGGAGTTCCTGCAGGCGCAGGTCCATGACGCTCTCGTACATCTCGAGGGCGGCTTCCTTGTTCTTGCGCAGCGAGTAGGCGGCGAAGGCAAGGTGGGCCCACGATCCACGGGACAGGGCCGCGCTGTAGCGGGAGGCCTTGACCAGCCCGAGGCGGCGGCTCAGGTACCACGAGAACGGGCACGAGCGGAGCGAGCGGTAGTCGGACGAGCGGATGCCCACGTTGCGGGGTGCAATGCCGTGGTAGGAAAGCCATTCACGGGCATCCTGTCCACCGCTGGTGGGGACCTTGGGGGTTTCGGTTTCTGGTGGCATGTGTTTTTCCTGAGGTTATTAAGCGAACGCGGGGCGCACCGCGACCCCCCGCGTTCGCGAATCTACGGGAGGAGGGTGTAGTATGTGCTTCACCCATGCTGATGATCTAATCTCTCGCCCAGGATGGGCAAAGAACAAGATGCCGTGGGTTTACCGGCAATGCGGGTAATGGGAATCCCGCTCAGCAAATGGGATGTACACGTTATTTGGACTTGTTGATTCGGCGTACACAGAAAGAAAAACTGGTAAGTCTTTCTTACCGTTTTCCGGAACCGGAAAGTTCAAGAAAGTGGAACTTTAAGTTCCACCCTGACGGTAGCCCAGACGCCAAAGCAGTCTGGCAATGTCCGTGGCAGTGTCTGCTACTGCCTGCTCGTCGAGCTCGGGGCGGATGCAGTGCAGGGCTTCGTGGATAATGGTGTCCATTCTGTCCTTCTCAGACGGCCAGGTTCCGATGCGGATGATGCGACCATCAACGTGGCCTGGGTCTTGCATGTCACCGTAGTCCCGCATGTTGGGGACAAAGCGCAGGGTCCAGTACTTGCCGCCGAGTCGGACACGCATAGCTGGTGGGGCCTAGTGGGCGAGGTGGAATTCGGGCGTCAATTGGTAGTACGTGTTGACCTTGTTGCCGGTCGAACGGCCAGCCTTCTTGGCAAGGTAAAGACGCATCCAGACTGCACCCTGCACTTCGGGACCACGGCCCTGCTCGATGTGCCAGCCGCTGTGGCCGTCACCGAATTCGTCCTTGTAAGTGCCGGTACGGACGTGGTACTGGATGTCGCTGACGATGCGAGAACCGTGTTTGTCGCAGACCAGGCGCTCGCGGGACAGCGGCATGAACCACTGCTTGTGCACGTGTCCCTGCACGATGACGTCTGCGTCCGGCATGATGGCTGCGTTGCGCCGAACCTTCAGGGTGTCGAAGGACATGAGTGCTGCACCGCCAGAGCCGTGGAAGTACTTGAGGCTTAGCGAGTACCGCTCGTTGTTGATCTCAACGTTGAACTTAATCCAGCCACCGTATCCACCGGCGTGCACCTTGTGGCCAGACTGCTGGCTCATGCGCTCGCAGGTGCGCTCGGTGATGTCTGTCTCGCAGTTCTTCAGGATCGCGGACTCATGGTTGCCACGACCGATCACTACGAAGTTCTCGGAGTACGGAGCGTAGAAGTCGGAAGCATGCCGGACTAGGGAATCGAGGTAGTCCGCAGCCAATGCATGCTCTTCTCGAATGCCCGCCTTGTTGCGGCGAGGATCAAACTTGCCTTCCATGGCGCAGTGCAGATCGCCGACATCAATGATGCCAGCCTTCCTTTCACGCGCTTCATTGAGGTGCTTGAGTTCGAGGTCATGGTCGGCGTGGGGGTTGTCGTGGTGACGGTCCCCGGACAGCAGGAACCACCACTCATTCGTTCGCGAGGTGCAATCAAGATCAACAAGGTGGATGTTCCTTGTTGCTGCCCTCACCTGGAACGGGACGTTTGCCATCAGATCTTGGAGCCATGCTTCTTGCAGAGGTACCAGCCGGCAACGAAGCCGATGACACCGAGCAGGCCCGCGAACCAAAGGTTACCGAGGAAATCAGAGAAGTCAGCAAGGATCATTGTGAACCTTTCTTTTGGACACGTCGCCACGCAGCGTCGAACTCAGGGTCTGAGGCCCGCCGCGCAGCGACATACTCGCGGGCATTCTCAGGGTTGTTGGGATCAAGCATGCCAGCCGCAAGGTCGGCGTCCCGGACTTTGGCACGGGGGAGCCAGCCGATGGCAACCCGGACGGCGGTGCCGAGGCCCGTCTGCCAGAGCAGCACGACCACACCCACGACCACCACGGCGAGCGCCGCCATCCATAGAGTAGAGAGCCAGGCGGGCACCTTGTCCTCCAGACCAGATAGCTGACTATGAGTATCAGCAGCCAGATTGTTGATGCGCTGGGCACGGGTCACTACCTCCCGGTCACCCGTTGCTTGGCCATGGTCGATGAGGACCTGGGCCTCCTCGCGGATGGCGTTGGTGTTGCTGCTCACCTTGGCGAGCGGGCTGCACCCCACCAGCCAGAAGTCAGCGAGAAGAATGAGAAGCAGGAGTCGCGTCAAGCTTGTCTTCGATCTTGTCCAACCGGCGGTTGATCGACTCCTGTTGGGTCACGAGTTGCATGAGCAGTCGGTCGTGCGTGAGGTACGCACTGCCGAGGATGGTGAGCAGGGTTACTGCAACGCCGATGATGCCGGCCCAATCGCGTGCGGAAAGACGAACCACGTTGTTGTGCTCGAGAGTCATGTGTTACTCAATTGTGATGGTAAATATCTTGATGGCGTTTTGTGCACCAAAATTATTTGACACAGCCACAAGGATGTCTACGACTGGGTCGTTCCCTGAAAATGCAAGAAACGCGTAGTAGTTGTTTGGTCTCACAGAAACATAAGTGGTTGATACGTCGAAAGCGTCGACGTTAATTGGAGTCTCGTCGACATAACCAGTAAAGTCTTGGGTTGAAGATTCAACAAATGCAAACGAACCACCAGCAGGACCTGTCAATCCACTGTTTGGCTCCACCGAAATTACAAGCGTTGCGGTGTTGGTGAAACCAGTGAGTCTTTGCCATGTAGTAATAACTTCTTCCCCAATTGGTCCATTCATATTCAACCAATTGGCTGAGTTAATCTGCTGATCGCCAGTGGGCTTGATCCGACTCCGCTGCCTGCGGAAGATCGGGTTGGCATACATGAATTGAGTGCGGCTATGACGCTGCATCAGACCCCCGCGTAGAGGACGGTGATGGTGGGCTGACCGCTGCTGGCATACGAGAACACCTCGATATACTCGCAGCCCAGCGTGTCAACAAGGATGAAGCCGCCCGGAGTCGTAACGCTTGCGCCGTTGTAAAGCTTGGCATCACCCTGCGAAAGCGTCCACGAGGTCATCTCGTACGCGCTTCCAATTCCGGGGAGGCTGGTCTGCTGCGTGGTTGAGACGGTTCCAACAACGTAGGCAAGAAGCTGCGGAACATACGAGTTGCTTTCCAGCACGTAGTTCCAACCGTAGACGTAGAAGTTCTGGCTAGCCGTGTTCGCGCTGCTGTAGATCTTCAGCTTCAGGTAGTTCAGGCTTGCGCCGAACACCGTGCTGCCCGTTGCCGAGACCGGCTTGGTTGCAGTCAGCTTCTTGTCGGGAGCCGTTCCTGCCGTGCCCGCCGTGAAGGATGCCAGGTGGAAGTTCTTCGCGTCGGTCGTGAGTGTGACGTATGACATGGTGTTCCTGAGTGATGAGCCACCTGGCTGCCCACTCACCCGCTGCCCTGCGCTGGCCTGCTGTGCTGGTGGGGAGGACGATCAGACCGATGGCGAACTCCTGCAGGATACGCATAAGGGAGTCAATCGCAAGACCCGGGTGCGGCTTTCCCGGCTTGATTATGGGTGTCCCCACCAGCCCTTCAAGGAGGAGCAGCGGGCGAGCGGTCTCGTCCCGGAGGCGGCGGCAGCACTCGGCGAACCGGCGTCGGCCGTCAGGGGTGAGGAGATTCTGGGTGATCTCGTCAAGAGAACCCTTGCGCTCGACAACCGCTGCTCCCCCATCAAGGGCGTAGTCGCCCGTCTTCATCGTACGCTTCTGGGTACGAAGGCGTACCGTAATACCCGACTGATGGCACGGATCCTTGTTGGGGTCAAGGCAGACGATGTACTCGGGGAATGTGAACGGCTTCTTCTCCCGCTCGTCAACAAGGATGGTGTACTCCCGCTTCACTAGCCAGGAGTATATGGGTCAACCGGATCCGACAACTTGAAGGTGAACGGAATGTCCCGACCGAACATCTCTTGGCAGGTGTCGAAGATGCACCGCTGGATGGTGTGGTGCGTATCGTCGTAGGTATTGGACGTCTGGAATACCAGCTCGTCGTGCAGCTGCAGGGACATCTGGCAACTGTCCAGAAGCAGGGACATGTTGGTCTGGAGCATGGACATGAACACGGCGGCGTGACCCTGGACCATGAACGACGTGGTGTCGTGCATAGTTTTGGCGGCGCTGTGCATATATGCAATGCCGGCATGGTCCAGATACAGATTGCCGTTCGTACCTGCCTGGTGCCACATGGTCCTCGTGTTCCTGTAGTCAGTCCACTGAGTGAAGACCGGGAGTTCCGCGATCTCGTCCTTCGTGATGAGGTTGGCGGACGTGGCGATGGCTGTGCGCCATGCCTTGTCGACACCGCCGCCGTTGACCCCCACCAGCAGGGCGATCTTGGAGATGCTGCGGTTGCTGCCGAGGCTGGAGTACGGGTCGGGCGAGAAGGCGAAGTCGTACATCCGGCGGTCACGGGACAGGGCTGCTGCGATGCGGAGCTCGAAGGCAGTCATGTCCATGTGGTACAGGCTGTCGCTGGTGGGGACCATGAGACTGCGCAGTTCCTTGGTCCAAGTCTGTGCGGCTGGTCGGCGGGCGGACAGGCGGGCGGACTGGGTGCCGCCGTCGTCCGTGGGTGCGCCGTACCACGAGGGGTAGCAGATCCGCTTGTTGCCCACGGTGACACAGCCGGAGTTGACGGTGATGCCTTGGCCGCGGCTGATCTTGTCGGCCAGGATCTTGCGGCACTCCTGCTCCATGGATTCGTACTTCGAGCAAGCATTCAACTTTATCATCAGGTGTACGTTCATGTCGTACTCGAAGTCGTACTTGATGATTGCCGACAGGACGTTCCGATTCTCCCGGTTGTTGCGCACGCTGCGCTTCTTGTCGGAGTACTCAAGTAGTCCAGCATCATGCAGGTTGTACATGATGCGGTCGGCTTGGGTCACCGCGTCGTCGATGAGCTTGCCCTGCGTAGTGCCGCTGCCCTCGCCGGACAGGATGACGCCCATGGTAAGGAGGTCTGCCTCGTGCTTCTCGTAAGCGAGACGGCAGTCGTCCGCGTAGTCGAGTAGCTTGTCCTTCTGGAATGCCTGGCCGGTGAGCGACAGGTTCTCGATGTTCCAGAGGCGGTCGGAGTGGAACATGATGGAGGATGGCGTGAGCTTCTGGCCACGCTCGTCGGCAATGCGCTGGCACAGGGCGCGTGCTGCGAGCACGGCGTTGTGTGTGTCCTCCGCGTTGTACTTGATGGCGTCGGCGCACATCGGGAACTTGAACTTCCCGTCCTTGAGTGTGCGCTCGTAGGCGAACGCGCCAAGGGCTGGGCCAAGCGCTTTGAGCGAGCGCTCCTTGCGTGCACCGGAGTGGATCCACGAGAGGATCACGGTGTCCACAAGGGTGGGCTTTGGGTTACTGCTGAGGATGTAGTCCAGCGACTTGAACTGCCGCAGGTACATGAGGTCGTACACGATGTTCGAGCCGACGATGGTGTCGGCCTTGCGCAGCATGTCCTCGACGACCATGATGTCGTTGCTGCACATGTCGATGACCGCTGATTCCCCAGGCTCCCAGCTGGTGGGGTCCGACGGTTCGCCTTCGACGATGGTGATTGCGCATTGGGGAACCATGCGGCAGGGCAGGATGGTGCCGAGGTCAACCTTCGTGGAGAGTCCGGGATGGAAGACAGTCTGGTCGGGGCATGGTGCGCCCTTGTTCTCGAAGAACTCGAACGCGCCGTAGGTTTCGATGTCGAGCGAGATGATGAGTGGCTTGCTCATTGGTTCTTCCTGATGTCGAAGGTCATGTTCTGGTGGATGCGCAACTGGGCTGTGGTGTAGTGACGGAGATGTCCGCCGTTGCAGAGAGCGATGCACCACACGTCGTTCTCGAACGTGCCGCCGTCACGGACGTATATGGCGTAGCCATCCTGTCCATCGCACGTGATGACAGGAATGGGCGTGTCGAATTGGTGGACGCTATTGCTCACGGGCCTCGTACTCCTGGATCTTGGAGAGGTACATGGTGTTGCGAGCCTTGGCTTCCTTCAGTTCTTGCCGCAGCGTGGCGATGAGTTCGTTCTGCCGTTCGATCTGATTGGCAGCAGCAATCATGATCGAGGGAGCGAGGCACTCGCTGTTGGTGCGGAGTTTGTTGATGATGTCACTCACTTGTCTTCCTTCTTGTAGCAGTCCCATCCACGGTCGGCGGCAATGTCTTCTGGTGCGCTGTATACGGTGAGGCAGTCGGCCATAGTGCTGCAGTACATGCGCCTTGCTTGGTCGCGTTCTTCGGTGAGGGTTGCGATCTGCTTGCGCAGAGACATGATGAGAAATGCCATGCCTGTAATTGGATGATTGCTCATCACTTGTCCTTCCAGATGTAGAGGTGGCCGGGGCCGTTGCCCTCGGGGTCACGCATGAACAGGCACTCGTACTTGGTGCCCTTCTTCTCGATGACTATTCCGTAGCAGGTCTCGTCGTTCTCATCGCTGTTGTCGACGATGACTTGGGTGATGATGCCGCCTACCAGGGGCAGGAGATGTTCGACTTCGGGGTCTGTGTTCTTCTTTGGCATGGGTTCCTCGGATGTAAACCATGCGAGGGGTCGGCTCCGTCGTTGGGCCGACCCCTCGCTGGGCAGAAAGGATCGTGAAGATACTCCACCAGCCAGAGCCTTATCGTGGTGACCGCGAGTGGCGTGCAAAGAACTGTGCGCGGATATCACGGCAGGGAGTATGCAGAGGCTTGGGTGCTCAGAGGAGGGCGGGTGGCTGGGGAGTACCGCTCCATGCGTACGGTCCGTCGACCGCTCCCTGGTAAACCAGGACGCATGGTGTTCATGGGATTTAGCGATCGTTTGCAATCGATGCTAGATGTCCCATGGTTTGGTGGGGGCAGGTCATGGCGCTATGGACTGGCACAAGCCAGGGCATCCACGTCAGAGATCCATGCCTGCCCCCGTGTGATTAGGACCACGAGGGTCGTGGAATGTACGCGTCGCGAACAACCAGTTCGCCGGTGAATGCACAGATGGGACCGCGCATGTACTCGCCCGTGTTGAGGGCAGGCGGTTCACGCTGGGCCAGTTGCTTGGCCAGCGGGAAGTCGAGGTCCATCGGGTGCAGGCAGTCGATGTACTCCGCGCACTCGAGACCGGGCGGCATCATGCGGCACGGTTCGTCAAGGATGCGGTAGTACAGGCGGGCGTACAGGTGGGAGTCATCGAGGTGGTCCGTGTTGATGAGGTAGATACCTCCCTTGGACAGGGCCTCGATGATGGTCCACAACTCGTCGTGCAGTTCCTTGTTGAGCGTCAGCTCGTGGGGAGGGACGGGGACGATGCCGAACTCAAGCAGTTGGGCGCGGCCGGTGGTGGGCGGCGAGTGCTCAAGGTCGTAGACCATGGACCAGTACTGCTTGTCCTGGTCCTTCGGGTTGTTCTTGAGCAGGTCGTTGATGCACTCGGTGCGCTGCTTGAGGAAGTCCTTCTTGCGCTTGACTGCATCCTTCTGCAGTTCCTTGACGGGGTGCGGGCTGGTGAACGGACGGGTGCGGGATGCAAAGGTGGTGGTCACTGGGAATCCTTGCTGTTGATCTGCTCTTCGAGGGACTTGATCTCGGACGTGAGCTTGTTGATGTGATCGATGGCCTCGATCAAACGCAGGCGTGCGTCGAGACCGGACTTGGCCAGGTCAGTCAGCGTCTGGTTGTTGAAGTTGTAGCAGTTGACGTAGTACTTGTCGGCACGCTCGGCAAAGTCAAGTGCCTTCTTGGCAGTGTCATTCATAGCAAACCTTTCTGCCCTGCGGTCAGCAGGAGCTGGTGGGGAGAGACGATGCGTGGCTCCGACGAGGAGGGCATGTCTCCC